CCGATCTGAGTGGTGCCTATCTGAGTGGTGCCAATCTGAGTGGTGCCAATCTGAGTGGTGCCGATCTGCGTGGTGCCGATCTGAGTGTAATCAAAAATGATTTTTTCATTGTCCTATTACACGGCTTGAAAGAGTTGTCCTACTTGAAACAAAATGTTATAGAGGGTAATATAAACGGACGTGTATACGATGGTGAATGCTCTTGTTTGAGTGGAACTTTGGAGCGCGGGGCGAAAGTTAATAATGGTCCACAAGAATCAGTAAGGATTAAAGCGATTCTTAGTGTAAGAAATTCAAGCCGCCCTATCGAAATGTTTTTCGTTGGAATTAAAAAGGGCGACACCCCATCCATTAATCAGTTTTCAAAACTAGTTCTGGAATGGATTGAAGAGTTTGAAAAGCTGATCGAAAAATAAAATATCCAAAACCTTTACCCCTTTATCAATCATGAAGAACGAGACAGTACAACTTAAATATTTTTTCAACTTCAAATTAAAACCACTATGCGAAAGTATTTTAAAATCATTGCTCTTGCCATTTTTATGGCTGCAGCATGGAGTATTTGGGCCTGCCAGGAAGAAGTTATTGAGCCCGCGTTATGCCCTTGCACTCAGGGAAGTAACTGCTGGCCTCAGTGCAATAACTAGCACACTGCTGGTTAACAACAGGATTTTTGTAGGGTTAGGTTTGATGGGAGTAATTGCACCGTCATCGGCTTGTGTTTATCTGTTATTTGATAGAACCGTGGAGAATGTTAACTGGTACCACTTGAATTACTTCCATCTTTTTTTCTTACTAGGCCCGCACTTATTTGAATTATTCTGTCTGCTTGGGGTATTCCTTTTATTCCCCAGAAGTAGTAAGAGATCCTACTTACTATCAGTGCCTACCGGATATGTTATATCAAAAATTATCTGGCTGATCCTTGTTACTTCTAATCAAGAGTTTTGGTCGGTCGTTCCCGCTTCATTCTTTGTAATGGGTGTGCTAATCAGCTTCGCTTTATTCCTCACCCTTGACTGGCTTACATGGAGAAAGTTCCATCGTGTTGATGCTTTTGAAAAAAGGTTAGAATTAATTTTTGCGAATGGTGACGACTTCGGTCCGGCGAAAGCGTGGAGCATGTTCAAGACAACATGGAGAGAAAAGAAATCATTCAGTAAAGAGTTTTGATTATGGACCGCGTAAGAATAATCCATGAGCACGATCTCTTCAAAGGAAGGATAGGCTATGTACTTGAACGAATCGATCAGCACTCACTATGCACCTATGTAGTGAGGATCAAAGGCTGCAAGGAAAAGAGAGCCTACCAAAGGAACGACATCAAATTTTTGAAGCCAGTAAAAAACTTACCCTTTATAAAAGTATGAAAACACTCACAGGCTCCATCTTCGGATCAGGTGATGATGAGCAGATGGTCATCATTGAAATCGCTTACTATCATAAGCCTTCATTCTTTTCACCATACAAAATTATTGTGAACTGTTGCAGGATAATCAACATGTTAACCATTAAGCCCTCAGATCTATACATCGATGTTCAATTAGCCATAGCCCAGGAGTTGGGCGTGGAGCCAGGGGTAATCGATATTCAATCGGAGATCGAGATCCCGAATGTGGTGACTCAAAAGAAAATAACTGAACCCTTATTCATATGACAGCCATCGAACATAATTTATTAGTCCCTGAAGATTCCCGGGATCTAACCATGCTACTGAAACTATCCATAGAATTTCAGGAAGCAATCCGGGATTCAAAAATGAATCAGGAAGAAATTCAGCAGGAATTTAATCATGGGATGGAGCGAATTAAAGCCAGACGAGAAAACCTTAAAGCACTAATATGACTACTACTGAACCTACAACAGAACTGGGGCTACAAAAACTTGAAGCCAGAGAAATAAATTTGCTCGCCCTGGCAAATGAATACAAAGGATTAACGATAGCGGATGTTTCAGACAGAGATGGATATAAAAAAGTTGACGAAGCAAGGAAAGTTCTAAAAAACGAACGTGTTCAGATCGTTAGTGATGCAAAAGAACTTCGTGAAAATGCCATCCAATTTCAACGTAAAGTAATTGCAAGAGAAAAAGAATTGGTGGCTATCATTCAACCTATTGAGGACAGCTTAAAATCTGAAGTGGACCGAATTGATGCGGAGAAGGAAGCTATTCGGAAAGAAAAGGAACGCCAGGAATCCGCGAAAGTTCAGGAGAGATTAAACGCTCTTGCTCAATTCGATTATGCAGCAGACTTCTACGAACTTAAAATTATGAGTGAGGATAAATTCAAAGCCTTGCTTATTAATGCTGAGACTGAATATCGCAAAGAACAGGAACGTATCGCTGATCAAGAGAATAAGCGTAGAGACGAAGAAGAAAGATTGAAAGCTGAACGGGTAGAGTTGGATAAGCAACGTGCGGAGCAGGAAAAGATTGCGCTAGCTCAGGCAGAAAAAGAAAAGGCCATCAAGGCTGAGCAGGATAAAAGAGAAGCTCAACTACGTGCGGAGCAGGAAAAGATTGCGTCCGAAAAAAGAGCATTTGAAGAAATTAAACGCAGAGAGCAGGAGGAAAAAGTCCGCTTAGCTGAACTTGAAAAAGCTAAGATTGAAGCCGTTGAAAAGGCCCGTGTTGAGGCTGAGTCAAGGGCAAAGCGTGAGGCTGAAGAAAAAGCAGAGGCCGACCGGAAAGTAAAAGCGGAGATCGAAAGACAGGAAGCATTGCGCCCGGATAAAGAAAAGCTTTTAGCGTTTGCGGCTTCTCTTGCATCAATCCTTCCACCAGAGGTAAAGTCCAAAGAAGCAAGTAAGGTAATTGTCGATGCTGCCGTAATGATCGAGAAGACCTCAAACTTCATTACCGAGAAAGCTAAATCACTGTAGTAAAAAATAGTCACTAACCTTTTATTTCATATGACAAACGTTCAAAATGACGATGGGTTCCTACCCGAAAATTATGAAGCCCCGGCGGGGAATAGTAATTACATGAAACTTCAGGACGGAGAAAACAAAATCCGCATTCTGTCAAAGCCTATCATTGGATGGTTGGACTGGAAGGACAAAGTTCCTCACCGATTCCGCTACAATGCAAAACCAGATAAGCCATTAGGAGAGAAGCCTATCAAACATTTTTGGGCTTTCCTTGTATGGAATTATTCGGAGCAGGCTGTTCAGATTATTGAAATCACTCAGTCCACAATACAGAACGCAATTCAGACCCTACATAAGGACGCTGAATGGGGCCAGCCTTTCTTTTATGATATTAAGATCACACGGAAAGGTAAAGACCTTGACACTACCTACAGCATCACACCAAGTCCGAAAAAAGATTTGTCTGACGAAATCAAAAAGGCGGCTCTCGATAAGCCTGCATATCTAGAAGCATTATTTGATAGCGCTGATCCGTGGGTAGTTAACGGAAAAGTAACTGAGTACGCATTCCAATCCTTACCCTTCTAATATGGAATCAACATCAATGGGCTTTGCGGAATATCCTTTAGCGAAACAAAAGAGCCAAGCGTGGCACGATCAAAGGTTAGGTAGATTCACTGCTTCTGAAGTTTGGAAGCTATTCACCGAGCCCAGGAGCAAGGAAGCCAAGGCGCGAGGCGAACTGTCAGAGACTACGAAGAGTTACATTTTGGAAAAAGTAGCTGAGGATTTGACAGGGATAGCAAGGGAGGTATCCGCGAAAGCCCTTGATTGGGGGAACGACAATGAACAGGCTGCGATTGATTACTTCGCTATGATTACCGGGTGCGAAGTAAAACCGGCTTCCTTCGTTCCGTTCTCTATAATGTCAGGAGGTTCACCCGATGGATATATAGATGAGGATACAATACTCGAAATCAAATGCCCTTTTGATTCAGGTATCCAACTTCAATACTTCATGCTTCAAGATCAAGCCGATCTGAAAGCAGAGTTTCCTGAGTACTACTATCAATGCCAGGCTAATCTTCTGTTCACCAAACGGGAAAAATGCGCCTTCGCTACCTATGATCCACGAATGAGTGAAGATCATCTAAAGATGAAAATAATTCTTATCACCACGGATGTTGAAGATCAGAATAGAATTGTGGAGAAACTAATGGCCGCCCAAAAGTATAAAGAAACAGTTATGAAACTATTCATTCCTGAAAAGCTGATCAAAAGTACGTTGATCCCGTAACCAATGTATTACAAAATATTAAGCTAAAAGATATGGAAGAACATAGAATTGCACCGATCTGTTTTGACTGTGGAGAGGAAATCACAGGTAGATATCTGGGCACCGTTCAAAGGTTGGGATTATGAGGGTCATCGAAAAGTCTGCAATCCGAAAACCGGGTGAAGTGACGGAGATTTCGGGCTTGACGAAACGTGAACACTTCGCAGCTCTGGCCATGCAGGGAATGCTGGCCAATCCTGAACTTATGAATCATGTAAATGGATTCCCTGATCCGGTAAATATCATTAGTTATGTTGATGAACTTTTAAAACGGTTGGACTCATGAGTAATGTAGAAGAATGGCAAAAAGACCAAGCGTTGGGTGATAGAATTGAACGCGAGGAAAAACAAAAGCAGGAGGAGAAAAACAAACTTCGCAGTGGTATAAAAAGGCTGGTGAGGGAGTTTAAGAGGATTCCTGACAACCTACGCACCGGGGCGGTGAAGGATAAGTTCATTGATGACGTAATCTACCTCCATAAAAAATATCCATCATGAATACAGTAGACAAGACAGCCGAGACAAGAGTTTTGAAGTTTCGCGTATGGCGTGTATTTGAGAAAACTATGCTGAGTAACGATTGGTTAATGTCTGCTGCCGTATCCTGTCACACTTTATTTGGTGGAGGTCGCACTGATATTCGCGTAATGCAATTCACCGGACTACACGACAAGCACGGAAAGGAAATCTATGAGGGGGATATTCTGGAGCATGTTTACAAGAACACTACCGTCTTTCGTGTAATGGTTATTTTCGAAGATGGCTGTTTCGTTGTAAAGGAGTCTTTAACTAGTGATGATCCAACCTGTCTATTTGAACGAACGCATTTTAAAATCATCGGCAACATATACGAGCACCCTAACCTTTTGAACCATTAAAATGAAAACAAGAGTTATAGCATGGTGGAGCGGGGGAATCGCAAGCGCTAAAGGACAGCCAGTAACAATCTGTAAAGATCAATCAAAAGGAGGTGGATTAGTCTTCCTGAAACCAAATCCAGACTATCCGAATATGAAAGATATATCAATGATGAACGGGCGGGAGCCAGAGTCATTGCTTGAATGTAATGGATTTTGTTCAACTAAAGATTAACCACTCATGAATACAACACTTCAAGAATGTAAGGATCAGGTAGCTGATTTCTTAAAATCAAAAAGCTACACTATAAATAATTTTGTTGGCATCACAAGGGTTGCTGATTTACTGGTTGAATTTTCCACCCTCTGGAACAAATCACTCATTGAAGAAAATGAAAAGCTGAGGGATGCAGCCGCAAGGTACTTACAAGCTAATAATATGTTATTGGATAATAACAAGGAGTCGGCAATGCTGAATGAAATCAATAGCCTTCAAATGAAGGAGCAAGAGCTAACAAAAGAAGTTGAACGGTTAAAAAAAGAAAATGAAAGTACGCGATCAAATACAACTATAAAGCTAAAATTGTGAAGCGATTATTTATGATGAATAATACAGATAAGACAACAAGCCTTATGAAAATGTTTCCTAACGCCACAAGACGGGCACGGAAAAGAGAAGTAAGGCCACAGGACTTACCCGATGATCGTAACACCGGGTTAATGATAGTGCTGGCTATTATCGGATTGCCCGTGATAATGGTTCTTATAGCAATAGTTACTTATCTGGGACAAAAATATAACTGGTAAGAAATGGAGTCATTTTTCTCAAAGCCAAAACTAAAGGATACGATCAACGCTTTACGGGATCGCAATAAGAGACTGTCCGACAAATTAAAAGGCAAGCGTGATGAAATAATTTTAAGTGACAGCCTGGATCAAGATAAAATAACTGAGTATCAGAAGATGAACGAGGAACTACGTAAAACAAAAATATACGAGGCTGAGCTTGTGTACTTACGGAACATGCTATGACATTACAGAGAGAGATAGATTTCAAGATAACAGCTGACGCAATTCAAAGAGGGGTTGATCATGCCGACAAAGTTCATGGTAACTGGAGTGACCAGGCTTATGAATTTTTGAAAGGTTACGCAGAGATAAATCCTGTGTTCATGGTTGAAGATGTCAGGAACGCTTCGCAAGGAATAGTACCTGAACCTCCAAGTAAAAAAGCATGGGGAGGGGTTATCCGGAAAGCTGCTCACAACGGGATAGTTTTCAAAGCAGGATATAGAACGGTTAAGAATGTGAAGGCACATCATACACCGGCATCAGTATGGAAGAGTACGATTGTAAAATAAATAAAAATTAAAACGCGGGATGGCGTTACACCATCTATAAAATAAAATGAGTTGGTCAGTAAATTACATTGGAAGTCCTGCAAGTGTCGCTACGGCGTTAACAGCACATGCAGGAAATTTGGATGGTCAAAGTAGAGTTGAGTACGACTCAGCACTTCCTCACATGGTTGCCCTTGTGTCTGAAAACTTTGCGGAAATTACCCCTGTTATAAAATTAGCAGCGGCTGGTCACAGTTACGCTAATAATGGAGAGCAGAAGCAAAGGCAGTTTGTTATTTCAATTGAGCGTCTTTACGCCACGGTTGTATAATAAGATACCAAGTGGGCGATAACGTAACGAGTTATACAGGTTAATGGGGTTTGTCGGGAGTGTGCCCTGCCCGATCATTTGATGGAGTGGCGGAACTGGTAGACGCTAACAATAACGGTTGAGACTGGTTTATGAAAAAGCTTTGCTGTAAGACAAGTCAGGTGAATATCCGGTAAGCAAAGATAGACCAGAAAAAAAGCTTGATGAAAATAATAACGAGTATCCTCCTTTGGGAGTGCTGACTAACATCAAGGAATATAAGTCGTGCAGGTTCGAATCCTGCCTCCATCACAACCGCTAAGTGGTCTCATAAACACGTGGATTTAGTCCGCAAAGGTATCACTGCCGCGCGGATCTCCAGGATGAAGCTAGTCTTCTGAAAGGTTGTGATCAGTGATCGTGGAGACTGCGCTATGAAAGCCGTGGATGGGCTGGATCTGTATAGTACCCAGACACCACGGCAACTTATAACGTAAGGAGGTCGCGTAAGAGCCTCCACTTTTTTACCTAACGAAAATTATTTATACCGCTATGCCATTATCTGAAGTATTCAATATTGACTGTATGGAAGGGATGAAGAAATACCCAGATAAGTATTTTGATTTGGCTATCGTGGATCCGCCATATGGATTGGGGGAAGACGGAGGTAATATTTCCAGACATCATTCCCAAAAAAAATACAAGAAAAAGAAATGGGACAATCAAACTCCAGATAAATCTTATTTCGAAGAGTTGTTCAGGGTTTCAAAAAACCAAATCGTTTGGGGCGCAAATCATTTTATAAGCAAGATGCCATTTGATAGTTCATGTTGGATTTTTTGGGATAAGGATAGATATGGAGATTTTGCGGATGGTGAGCTTGCTTGGTCGTCATTTGAAACTGCTGTAAGGTATTATAAGTTCACTTGGGATGGGGTCAGGAAGGAGATTTATGAGGAGAGATTCCATCCCACACAGAAACCTACATCATTATACAAGTACCTCCTAAAGAACTACGCCCATCCCGGCAATAAAATCCTTGACACTCATCTTGGATCAGGCTCATCACGAATAGCAGCCTACGAAATGGGCTTTGACTTTACCGGCTACGAGATCGACACTGATTATTTTCAGGCTCAGGAGAAAAGATTTCAGCAGTACAAATCTCAACTTAAAATATTCACTGTATGAGCTTCATCCCTCCTAAAAGAATACGAGATAAGAGCACTGTATAATTTGAACAGCAAAATAGAAAAAGGTTACATGAGATTAACGAAGATAAAAACACAGCGTCCTAAACTATCGGAGGTGAATAATGGGTGATCAAAAAGTCTACATGCCACTCATGATGGGTGATTGGATTAAAGGCACGCGAGGCATGAGAGCAGAGCTGAAGGGTGTTTACATCGGCTTATTAATTCATCAATACGACCACGGATTTATTCCAAGTGATATCGATGAATTGTCATTAATCGAACCCGAAGTAAATAAAGTTTGGGTTAAGCTAAAAGATAAATTCAAAGAGATTGAACCTGGGAAACTTCAGAATGAAAAACTTGAAAAGGTTCGCGCATTCTGGAGTAAACAGAAGAATAACGGCCAAAAAGGAGGACGACCTAGAAATAGGAACCCAAAACATAACCCAGATATTAACCCAAAACATAACCCAAAGCATAACCTTAATAATGATCTTGATATTGATACTAATCTTCAATTAAAAAATAAAAAAGAGTCTGGTGAAATTTCTTCTGATGGCTTTAAATACAATTCGCTTGAAGCGGCGGTAGATGTCATCGAGGAAAAACTTGAAGAACTGGATGACATATACCTCAATAATCAACGCAACAAATGGCCACACCTGGATTTTGATTTTGAAGTGCGATCATTCCGCGAGAAGGTCAGGGGATCACCGGATTTTTATAAAAATCATTCTGAAGGTGGTATACGCCTTGCGTTTCAAAAACAGCTAAGAGATTACAAAGGGAAAAAGAGTTATGGAAAACAATCAGGAATTAATAAAAACAACGAGCATATCCGAAACCTTGCAGAAGATTTTGCAAAGCGACACGGTGCCTCAGAGACTCATTGACCAGGCTAATTTTTTATCTTTTGCAAACTTCAGCCAAGTAAGTAAGATGATGCCTACAACAATCGAAAAAGCGATTGAGCTTGGTGTTCCGATGCTGACTATGCAGATATCAACGGAAAAAGTCCCAGCCTTTATTGAGTTTGAATTGATTGAACTCGCCTCCATGATGAACGTTGATCAAAGGCTAAACCTTCAAGCTCACCAACTACCAGTTATCGCACAGCAGCTTTACGAGGCTTTCAAATCTGAATCCATTGAGGATATATCCATCTGCTTCAAACGGGGTGCTATGGGCAACTATGGTGAGATCTTCAGGCTGGATGGCGCGGTAATAACCGGATGGATGAAGAGATACCTCGAAGAAAAATACCAGGTAGTGGAATCAACTCTGATGCAGGAAAAGGAAAGCATCTACCAGGTGAAGCGAAAGGAAGGTAAACCAGCAGAGATAAACCCGGAAAGGAATTTACTTGCCGCCCTTCAAGTCGCTGTAACCGGTGAGGTGGATCCTGTTCTGGAAAAACATCTTCAGCCCTGGCAGATCGAAGAAATCAAAAAAAACGCAGCTATCCCGATTAAGAATACAAACAATGCTGATGCAAACGCCTACCAGCGTTACAAATTATTCCAGCGGGATTTAAAAAGCATCTCCGCGGAATTTTATAAAAATTCACCTGATCAGGAGTTGAGCAGGTTCGATGATGATGAAGGGCATTATGTGTACGCTGCAACAATCGAGGACGCGGAAAAGATTTATAATCAAGCAAAAAGCAGAAGGTCTTAACCTCCCAAAAAAATGGATAGTAAAAAAATTAAAACCGAAAACTGGCGAAAATGGTATATCGCGCCCTTTTGTTACGACAGAGAAGTCAAGATGGTTATGGATAGTGATGGGAAAATTTGTTTGAGTGTTCGCAGGTCTATTGTTAACCCATTCATCAAAACGCAGGACGATTTTGGGGAGCATGTTGCGGATTGCCTCAACAAAGTAGCAGAACTAGTCAAAGAAAACCAGGAGTTGAGAGCCCTCTTAAAACTTGAAAGGGAGCGTAAGTATAATCCGAATGAAACACCATTTTGAAAATGCCCAGCAAACTAGCCCGTAGAATCTACAATGAAACACCACAGGAGGTGAAAGATAAAGTTAAGGGTTACGGAAAGTTTCTTTTAAAAAACAAAGTTATGCCACAGTACAGGAAATCAAAGTTCGTAAATCGTGAGTTCTTCAAGATCGATGGAGACACCGTTATCAGAGTCTTAGTGAAAGAGAAAGATATGTCCGTTCAGATAGCAGATAATTATATCATCAGATCAATATGCAATGATGAGTATAGTACTGTAGAATGCTCTGAAGAAGAATTTAATGTAGCACACAGGAACGCTTTAGCGTGCTGTTCGATAGGGAAAATTGTTTAGCGTGTAGGCATGGAGTTGTAAATAAAAATAGCGAAATTATAGTATGGAAAACAATTTAACAATTGATCCAAAAACCAAACGTCAGCAACGTATAGCGGAGGGTCTTTGTCCGGCTTGTGGTGATTTTTCATACCCATACCACTATTGTTTTAAATGTCGGTGCGGCCAGAATATTTATCGGGTAATGAAAAAATTTGAAAAGGATGGGCTTGTCGAAGTATCAATAGTTGATGGATTGAAAGCGTGGAGATGGCGAAAGGGATATGTGCGTGATGAGCTTAGAAAGTATTCCCCGGAGACTATCGCTAAAATGCAGTTGCCGCGAACGAACGGTAAACCAATGACTGATAATATTATTCAAGATGCCATATTAAAAGTGCTTGGAGAAAATAATATTCCAATGAGGGAATCAGAAATTCAGAGAGGCATCAAATTACTTAAAACGATTGGCAGGGTGATCCCGGAAAAAGAAAACCTGATAATTGAGTATAAACTAATCAAGCAAAAGAAAAGTAGTCTACCTAAAAGTAAACGCAACGCTGTAGAGTATCGAATAAATTTCCTTTTGCAACGCGGCGCTATAACTGAACATCAAATAAAATCAAATGAGAACGATTAAACATTGTTTAACCCATGGAAGTAGTCATTGAAGGTGTTAGGATAAAATTAACCAGTGAGCAATGTCTGCTGATTGAAGAACGAAGGAAAGAGATTGAGCGCTCACAAAACTCATTCAAGAGAGTGCTTAAACTTTTCGGTTTTAAGAAAATCAGTAATAAATATCCTACTTCATATTCTCACGGTAGATGGCACGCTGAGATCCATGACCATGGAGGATGGCACACAGTCTGGATGGTCGGCGGGGAGCTGAAATCATCAAGCTTTTTCCCAGGTGGTTGGGTGTATGGATCACCGAAAGAATTAAGTGATGAATTGCGAAAAGCAGTAAACGGATAAAACTTATGAAACGAGAAATTAAACATTGTTGGTGCGGCGCTATCGCTGAAGGATCTACAGATTTTTGCGCATCGCATAATTCTGAGAATCGGAGAAACGAACGTGCTGCTAAGAAAACGCAAGTTGTGAGGCAGGCTCAAAAGGTAACACTCAAAAGACAGACCCAGCTAAACGAATATCACAAGTTGGCGAAAGAGTACCTCATAGCATTTCCATGTTGTGAAGTAGAAGGATGCCATTTAAAATCTGTTGAGATACATCATATTGGTGGCAGAGAGAATGAGCACTTAACAGACACGAATAAATTTATGGCTGTCTGCCGGAAACATCACGAGAACATCCATGATAATCCGGTAGAGGCAAAAGAAAAAGGTTACAAAACAACACGAAGCATTTAAACATATTAAAAATGAAAGCAACATCTGTTCCTGATTCTCAAATCAAAGCCTTCTATTCCAATGACGTAGTTAAAGAACGCCCGATACCATTCATTACCCAAATGGTAATCTCTGTATTGGAAGATCGGAAGGATCTCACGCGAATGACGAAAGGTTTGGAAATAATTAACACTTCCCCACGCTCTGTTCGTTTTATTGGAGAGATACATCCGAGTTGCAAACAAAAAGATCAGCCGGTATTTAGATTCAAACCAAAACCCGGATCCCTGGCTTCTCACCTGATCGACATCCAATGCCCATACGGAAAAGTTGGAAATATCCTTTGGGTTAGAGAGACTTTTGCAGAGATTGGCGACCAGATAAAATACAAAGCAGACTGTGTAGATTTTCCGAAATGGAAAGATATTCACTGGAAGCCTTCAATCTTCATGCCTCGCTCGGCCTGCCGTCTCAAACTATTGATCAAATCCGTCAGCGTTGAAAGACTCCATGATATAACTGAAGAGGATGCAATAAGAGAGGGGGTTGGTCACGGATTCCAGATGAATGCGGGTTGGCCAGATTATACCAGAATCATTAATGGAGTTTGTGAGGTAACCCAGGATACAGCACAGCTGTCATTCTTCACCCTTTGGGAATCCATCAACGGCGCTGAATCTTTGAAGGCTAATCCATGGGTATGGAGAATTGAGTTTGAGAAGCTATGAAGATTATCGAGAATAAACGCCCATCTAATGAGTGCTTATGTGGCCGTGACATCACACGCCCGAAGATTACATTCTGTTGGTTTTGCCCACACAAACCGAAGGATAAGAAATAACGACCCCTTAAATTAGCCTAAAAACGCACTTTCTATTTTTACCTAAAAAAATCGGCTTCATTACAGGTCATTAGAAACACTATCCGATACCTGGTAATAGTGGAGTATACTGAAAACTATATACGCTATAATAGGCTGTATTGCAGGGGTGAAAAATAAGGTAAAATATTTCATAAAAGATTTGGAGATATATGGAAAACTGTATATCTTAGTATTATAATTCAAGGGTGATACAGTCGGCCTGGACAGACTGCAAAAACAAATAGATAGAATTATGAAATACGAAGTAACGCATTCATGTGGTCATGAGCAAACTCATCAATTATTTGGCAAACACTCCGAACGTGACAACAAGGTATCATGGCTAGAGGGCACATTGTGTACCGATTGCTGGAAAGAAGAACAAGCCCAGCAAAGAAAAGAAGCCAGTGAAAAAGCTTCATCTGAAGCAAAAGAGATCGGGCTCCCCGCACTAACCGGATCTGACAAACAAATAGCATGGGCCGAAGCATTGCGAGCTGAAATAATAAGCCAGCTCCCTAAGTTTGAAAATTTCGAAAAAATAGACGAATTTCAAATATGGCTGTTCTCACAAACATCTGCAAAATTCTGGATTGACGGGCGCGAAAGGCGGGATGACGAATACAACTTTGAAAATATCTTCGATGTCATGAACTCGGTTAACACCCTGTTCAGTGGGAAATCAGGTAAGGCAGACGTATCGGTATATGCAGCGCGGTTTTTGAAAACCTTACAATCATGATAGACTACAGCTCGCTATCGAACGAACAAGTCCTTGAATTACTTCAAGGGCTTATGAAAGAAAGCATTCACCGTAACATGGTTTCTGAAGCTCGCGAAATTTTGCTGACAGAAAAAGAAAAGCAGGAGATCAAAGAATCAGCAGCGCATCGCGCCAAAGAAAAATCAAGGCTGATGGAGATTCAGGAAATTGAACGAAGCGAAATGGCTAGGGCTGCCGCAAAAATTGCAGAAGAAAAGCAGAAAAACAACTGGCTGAAGGATAAGGAATTTTCTGAGCGATTCATGAAAATTATCAATGCTATAGAACCCGATTACAGCGCCTCAGGGTTGTGGATTAATGTATGGAAAAAATATGGCACAAATGAAAGACGTGTGTACGTATCATACGGCGGCAAGCAAGGGTATCAAGGGGATGAATGGTCGGTGTACTTTGTCACTGGAAATTCGATCAACGCTCCTGGTAGCCTGAAAAAAAATAAGTTGATATCAAAACTTTCAGAACAGGATCTGACTGATTACAAAAACCTGATGAAGGATATTGCAGCCCATTGGGCCGAGGGAAAAATTAATGTTAACCAGGCTATCCAGTATCAACCATGAACGAACTAACGAATCCTCTACAAAAATTAATAGATACAGCAGCAAAATCAGCGGTATCTAAAAAAGTGACTGAAACGGTACAAAGGCATTCATTCAAAAAGAACTGTACCGATATGAAATTCATCCTAGCCGATATTTCATCAAGCATGAGTGAATCAGTGGGCCATGCGACAAAATACGAGTTGCTAAGAAAAGCATTGCAAGACAATACCATTGATTGGAGCGCTAGGAGATTAATTGCTTTTTCGGCATTTGCGCAGGATGTTAATCCTGGTAATATTCCACCACCAGCCGGAAACACAGCCTTGCACATTGCTATTGCTCATATTACAACATATAACCCCTGTCATACCCTGATAATTAGCGATGGACGCCCCGATGATGAACAGGAGGCATTGAAACAGGCAGACCTTCTTACAGGTATAATTGATATTCTTTTCATCGGAAACGAGAATGACCACGAGGCAATATCTTTCATGCGGAAGCTAGCGGCCAGATCTGGGGGCAATACTCACATTAACGACTTGAAAAAGGAAAAAACATTACCCATCCTGCAAAAATTACTCAAATGATACACGAAACGGGTAAGCAATTTCCTATCAGCAACGCGAAGGGTATTGAGGAGTGTAGAGCCTCAGTGAACGAAGCCTTCTTTGATGTATTGTATTACATCAAAGATCCGGATCCAGAGACAGTAATAGTGTGGCGAAAGGAACCGCTGCGTTATGGGGTATACGTCAAATCAGACATTCCATTTTTCATTATAGATTTTCCGTATAAGAATTGGAACTTCGATTTGTCGGTTAGTATTTTCAAGGTGCAAGAAAACGAAATTAATATCTGGCTTAGTCAAAAAGCTAATGCAATTACCTTATACCTAATCAATGCGGACACTAATGTATTAGAGGCAATGCGGTTGATAGGTATTGAGAATAATATTGCGGACAAATTACGCCACACTTTGAAAGATCAAATCAAGTCCTACAAGAATTTTCAGCAAGTGGATAATGAGATCGCTGTTATTTCGAATCGTCTATCAACCACTGAAATGATTAATAGCACATCAATGATACTACTATGAAGATATATATACTGACAAAAGGCACCAACAAATGGGCGTACACCTCAGCTCCCGCTATGCTCATGCACGGAGAGAACCCGCTTGACATTTCATCGAAAGAATTTTTCGAGATTGAAAAAGCCAAAGGTTATCCAATAGAACATAGTGGGTGCACGATCAATGTAATAGAAGCCCTATCAATGAAGGAGGTAAGATCCGATAACCCAGCAAATCCAGAATTATGATCCATCCAGCTTACAATAGATCAGAGATAGCCAGGAGGTACTTTGAAGAGAAGGGAGAAACCCTTTCAAAAGATGATGCCTATAACCGCTTCCGAATGATCCGGCTCTTCGATAAGAAAATATTGAAGAAGATATTTTCTGATATACAGAAGGAGCAGAAAGATATTCTATTGGAATAGGCCCAAATTAAAGCCTAAAAAGCAGGTAAAATAAATATTGTGATTTGCTTTGTAATATTGTGATTTGCTTTTATATTTACATAAGCGTATTAAAAATAAAGTTTTTATGAACACAATCGAAAAAATCACCGAAAAATTAGGTAAGTATTTGAATGTCACTCTTTGGACCAAGAAGGGCAATCGGCTTTATGTTAATGGTTATGGTCACAACACAAAAAAGTGTAAACAGACTATATATATTGACATTGATAATTTCCGCGTGAATTGCTATACTGATTGCCCATCACAACCATCTGCATGGTGCGAGTCTCAATCTCGAGAGGTTGAGGGGAATTTACAAAAATATGTCAGATACGCAAGGCTTATTGCAAATGGTAAATCAGATGCACAACCAATCGAAAATCAGATCGAGAAGATTGAAATTGAAATTCATAATGCCCAATTATCCAATCAGCCAGTTAAAGGATATTATACCGAATGGCGTGAGGTTAGAATTGCGATTAACAGGTTTGGTAAATTAGCCCATCGAAATAGGCAATTTGTTGTTGCATTCGAAGGCACACAAGAGAATGCTCCTAGAAATTTTGTTGAACTTAATGATCTAGGATTTGATTATATCAAAAATGTGCATAAAGGAGAACACATGCTTGAGCCTTACGCTAATGTACCTGACTATAACGAGTTGGCTATAGCGCGGTTAAATAGAATAACAAGTAACTAAAAAATGACAAACTTCAAATCAATTGACCAAAAGGAATTTAAAAAGCTATTTCCTACAACTAATAATTCAGAACTAGCAAAAAAATATTTAGTCAAGGAGAGCACGATTCGTATGTGGGGATCAAAGTTAAAGCTTTTAAAAAAGAGTTGGCAATGGAGTCGTCACGATGAAAATTTTATCCTGAAAAATTACGGCACAAAAAGGTATACTATTGATGAAATGGCCGCAAAGATTGGGCGATCCAAGTGGAGTATCATTAATAAGTATCGTGAGGCGAAAGGATTAAGGAAAAGAAAAGAGTAACCGCAAACAGCCAAGCTTCACTTTTTGAAACTCCTAAGAAAGTAAGTCGCTGCCCCAATAGTTAACACCACAAGTATCCAGGGTAAGTAATCTTTGAATCCTTTTGGAGCCGTTATTTCTTTTGTTATCGTTACCGGAACCTTGATGATCACAGTATCACTTTCGCATTTACCCTGGATGAACACTGAATCACCCGGGAGGTTAATGTACTTTATTTTCAGCCGGTCCTTTGATATGAATACAGTATCGCCTTCAATGGACTCAAATACGGTATCGGTTTTTACTTCCGGAACAGTTACCACTTTTTCAACGAACACTGTGTCATGAATGATCACGGCACCTTTAGCGATGGCCATTCGTTCATGATACTTCATTCGTTTAAGATTATAATTAGCACTGCAGCTCATCACACACCACACGAGGATCAATATTAATATCCACTGCCATAGGCTTATATCACCAAGAGCACGGAAGCCTTCTGATTCTTTATTTTTCATAGCATATCCCAAAAGCGTTTTTGAACAATCTTTGAAATCTCAGGATCTATATCGCGCTGATTTTCCACTAACTTTTTAGCGAAGCTCTTTGCCGCATGTTGAGATTTCTTTTTATTGATTTTTCTCATTCTTCAAAAATATCGGCCACACCATTCTTATTTTCATCATTGAACCAGAAGCCGACCATACCTCCGATAATGGTTGATCCTATTACAATCAGCGTCCAAATCTTATCGGCATCAGTAAGCACCAAAGTCCCGGTTACAGCAGATCCGATGTAAAGGAAACTTTTCTCAACCCGTGCCCAAAAAGCTGTGCGATACCAAAGTTTAACTATTCGTGTCATTGTCTTTTATTGTAAGTGTAAGCTGAGTAATAATATTTTGTAGCCGTCCTTAATTCCAGTACAATTATCTTCTGATCAGGAATAACTATCACGGCTCCGCGATAGACTTTTAATGTGTCACTGTTTATAACTGTATCCTTCTGAAGGAAATGAAATTCTCTGTTCTTATCATATACTGTTCTACATACATCCAGCGTCCATGTAGGTTTTCCTTTTGCTGAGAAGAAAACATTATGCGGAGTAATGGCTATGGTAGCTTTGAAGTTCTCACACTTTGTTCCACATCTTTGAGTAATTAAGAATTGATCACTCTTTTGAGGTAAGATAAAAAGCAATATGAGGATTAAGGCTTTCATACATTCACTTCATTGCTGAATATTCTAAGCTTGAACTTATCTGGCATAATAGCGAATAACATTTTCAAAGTAGTCGTTGAATTGACTACATCCAGATTGCCATCATCATCGAGGTGAGCGAACTTATCACCAACCAGGATGCAACCTAAAATATGACTCACTTTATTTCCGATGTGGATTAATATCCATTCACGGTTAGGAACATCTTTGATGTGGAAGTGATCATACTTGCGTAGTTCGTGCGCCTTACGCTTAACGACCAGGTATTCATCCTCAGGGATGCAGCTGATTCTTTTCTGATTGTCTCTCCATGGCAGCTCCAGCGTTTTGCATGTGAATGCCACTTCGTTATTCTCATCATAGACGGTCAGTACTCCGAGGGTTTCAGCTTCCAGGTAATCTCTTTTTATTTCGATCCTCATTTGTTTATAACCCCAACTTTTGTTTTATAAAAAGTATAATAGATGGAATGGCTATTGAAAACCCGGCTATCCAGTATTTAACTTTCTTCTGGTTGTCCTCAACAGCTTTTAATCTGATTTCCCTATCCATGTTTTCTCTAATCAGCCCGTGTACACCGTTATCAGGATCCCCGTACATTCCCCGGGATAACTTTTCAACGTGAGTAAGAATCTGATCCAACTTATCGTCTTCCTGTGCGCTCATGTTTCTTTCTTCTTCTGTGATGCGTGTATAATGTTAACACTGTGCAAATAATTATTATCAGTATGGGTAACTCACCCTTCATTTTTGATGATTATATCTTTCTATGCGGCCTCTTTTATTTTTTTAATAGTTAAACGCCTTATCAATCAATCTATCAGCTACTAGTTTTTGCCCATTATAAGTCCAATGATTACTACTAAATGGAGGGTCTTCTGTAGGCGATGAAAAGGTGTATTGATCGGAAGCTGTGATTTCGTCAATAGCTGTATTATAAGATGAGAATGTTGCGGATGGGAATTTTGTCATCACAATTTTCACTGTTGATCCGTAGCGTGTCCGTATCTTAGCAAGATGCGCAATAGTGTTAGTCTTCCATGTGGTTATATCTGTCCCCGCAACATGATCATTTATCCCCTGGCTATAGAAAATATAAATTTGAACAGGTAAAGGCTGCGCCGCCTGTAATAAAGCAAGTGCCGCATCGACACGATCTTTAAGTAACTGCCAACAGTTTGTTGATAAATATGAAGTAGCTCCATCCGCCCAATCCACTATCTTAGTTCCACCTTGGCCTGTTTTAACAATATATACTAGTGGAATTCCAAAATCACTTGCTTCCACACGCCTTGCTAACTGCAACTCCCAGCTATGTTCTGCTGCAGGTGTAATCCCTGCGTGGCCTAAGAGGTTATTTGTGCCGATATCAAGGTTTTCGAAAGTAAGACTAGTGTTGTTTAGTATCTTAACTGAACTGCGTTCAGCACGCTCTGCGGGTGATGCCACAGAGTTTAAGGCTCGTCCGCCTGAGTTACTTTCCCCCGTAAATACGATTAACGGCATTTGCCCCCCAGTAACGGAAAGTAATCGACTTCGCAGTCCGTAACCCCTCACGGTTAGTGACCTATTAGCAGCAGGAGCTAACACGTGCATTGCTTTAACGAATGGATTAGGGAAGTCTGTGAGTACAGTTCTGGTAACTAGTGTTGTGAATGAACCACCGTTGCTTCTCTTAATCGCTATCTGTGTTAAGGAAACTTTTTCGAGCCGGATAATATCACCCGCAACAGGCAGTGTTGATAGTGTGATACCACTAGATGAACCGTTTTCAGTATAGAAATAGGAGTTCCCAGCAACGTAATAACACGATAATAAAAAAGTGCCTGCCCCTGTTGACCATGTGTAATTCGCATCATCAGAGGTTGTTAAACAAAGCGGTATACCACTGCCGTTGCCCACTGTAGTTGGTACTATAAATTCAACATACGAACCAATACCACCTAATCTTCTGTCCGCCACCATTGCCCCATTAGGAGCCGCAGCATTATTAAATGATAATACCCCTTCCCCTAAATCAGACGCTTGAACTAAAAGGGCATATCGCAGAGTTTCTACTCCCTGACTACTAGATAACCCCGTTATGCCAGCGATATCAATTCCGTTCTGAAAGAATGGATTTAATAATCCACCCTGCATCCCACATGGTTTTGTTGGTCCGCATCTTCTCGCCATAACTAAGGTGTCAACTCCAGACACTCCAAAAACTGTATATTAATGTTCAACACGTATACATTCCAGTCGAACCGATGTTTCTCGTAATTAGTACCGTTTAATTCTGTTTGCATTATTGTATCATGGTCCGGATCAATTGAAGGGCTGCCGTTTATGAACACAAACTGAAAACCGGATACTGTAAATTTTGAAGGAAAGGCGTTGATAAAATCAAATACCACATCCTCGCCTAATATTGTTTTATGAGCAAGTATTAATCGCAATGGGATCTCACCGATCCTTGCTTCAGATTTTCCAAAGCTCCAATCTTCACTTGCTGAATATGTTGCTGGCTGTGCCCACCGGATCCAGGTTATAAAAGTATACCTGTCATCGAGTGAAACCTTCTCCCTTCTGCTTGATGGATTCCCGGGTATGGTCATAGGGAAAATGTCCTCCTTCCCTTCGCTTGATGATTTTTTCACAAGCTCAGAAAACCCGTATAGTTTTTTGGTATAAGCATACCTATTTGCGGTCCATGCGTCTATAGCTGTTATGATTTCAGTCATAGGCTTTTTATAAGTTGATCGACCAAAGAATCTGCCAGTATGTTCTCCTCGTTCTTACTGATATCAAAAATGTTTTTAAGTCCGAAGTGCTGCTCAACCCATCCCGACTTATTGGCGTTCTCAGGATTTTGAAACCCAAAACCATAATTCAGGTTAGAACCTATAATTACATAGTCCATCATCATTTGATCGGTGTTGCGCAGATTTACGAATCCAGGATTTTTACCAACAGCTCTTTTATATTCAGCGTACCCGCCCTTGAAATATGTTTTTCCTGTATTTCTGGCTTGGCTTGTTTTTGAAATTGATATTGGTTTTGTTGAGTATACGCCGATCTTTTGCCCTTTAGCATCAAAGCCTTGTTGAAAAATCCGTGGCTTGTGAACGGCCAAAGTATTGGACAAGGAAATTCTAAGGTTCCTATCGGAACGTACAGCGTTATTTATTTTGGTGATTAGATCGGTGAACTCATTTGCCACGTTTCTTTCTTTTTTTGCTACCGCAATTACAAGCCATATTTTTTAAGGTAGAATTGTTTCAGTTCTCACAGTATTCCTGCAAGCAAAGCAGATATCATCTTCAGGGATGTTGCAGCCATCGATAACATTCATAAGGTTTGTTTCGTATTGCGCCTTGTAGAATGCCTCAAGCTCTGCCCATCTCTCTTGTGTCATAACCGCCCATTTATTCAGCCTCTCTCCCAAGCGCCTCTCCACCGTAATCTCATGGCCAATTTTATAGAGCAGTGCGTCCTCAAAAAGTTTAAGATTTTCACAGACGTATTTTTCAAGTGAGCAGTAAATCAAAAACTTTACATTTATCCCTCCACCATTAACATGAACTACCGAGGCTGTAAAATCAGTATCTCCATAAAAGCACTCATTACAAACGACATTATCAAAGGCTAAATAATTATGTGATTCGAAATACTTGTTTTCTGTTTCCCTAAAAGTATAAACCGCCGGATCATACGAGATAAATATTTTGTCCACCTCATAATCGGTATCTACATTAATGACGTTACGCCCTATTGCTATTGCAGTGGTGATAGTATCAAGTAATTCTCCGGATTCGTCAGTTTCGTAAATCTTGAATATACCAGCAGACGAATAGGCCGCTGCGCTAAAAACATTTATAGATAAAATATGGAGCTTCGCGTATTTCGGGAGTTTAAACTCTATGGTCAGTCCCGATAAACCTGTAGATGAATTGTTGTCGGCTTTAAATGCGGATGTTTCCCTGGTGACAAGTTTTAGATTAGCATGGAATTTATTAAGGATCTGTTTGGAAACGTCGGAGACTAAATTCCGTTTTGCCCGCTTGTAAATTGTCGCCCAGATATCATCAGCATCTTCTGAAACGCTTCGCGCAACCCCATCCAGCATATCCCGGTCAATGCCGGGCAGGTCAGTAGCGTATAGCCCTGACCTGCTTTCGGCAGTTGGTTCCGAAATAGTGATATAGTTGTCGAAGCAACTCACAGATTAACCGCGAGTGATATTATACTGGAATACTCCGGTAATACCAACGTTATCATCTGAACAATCAGGTGTTCCGCTGTCGGAAGCAAAACTGTCAGCCTGGTAAACGTTGAACACATCCCAATGCACTGAGTACATATATTTCCAACGCAGCGTAGTGCAATCCCATTTCATATCAAAGTTCCACTTCAATCCAGGATAATCCGGATCAGGAATAACCATATGAAATTCACTGCCTACATTTCCGTTATTACCCAATAGATCGGCAATGTTCTGATTTTGGTTGAATGTCAACAGGTGGATAATCCCGTAAGGGATTACAATTGTTTTGTTCGCGCCCAGAATATCACTGGCCTTGTGGTCGTAATAATATGCCACCCCGGCATTACTCACCGCATCCGCATAAGGAGTAGATGCATTACAACATGCAAGTTGATTAAGACGGATGTAACGGTCAAAATAACCATCACCGATAAGCGCCGGAACGCCGCTAAGCTTCATGTTAGTGAAGTCCTGAGCAATCGTGATGAAGTTACCTGGCTGAGGAAGATCATGTCCGTTCTCGGTTCTGAGGAGCTGCAGAGATTTGCCGCTACCGGATAATGTTTCAGTTCCATCCCAATGGTAGATCTTACCTTTCATGGCGTTCAGTTCTGCGAGCAGAACCTCATTCCAAAGTTCTTTCGTTGCCCTGAGATCACTTTTCAATCGGTTTTGAATAAATTCTTTTGAACCCTGACACAGGATAACCAGGTCATTATTTGAAAAATAACGAGCCGGTGAAGAAATTTTCTTACCGATGGTTTTGAAAAACTGCTTACGTGTTGGCGTTGTAGCAGTGTCGTTACAAATATTAGTGTCCAAACTTGTGGAAGCCTGACAAGCCCTGGTAGGCTGATCATAGAGAACTTTAAGCGTTGTAAGTTTCGCTCCATTTTCTCCTGCTGGTGTGATTAATTCGGATTCAACTCCACCGTTAGATGGATCGGTAATGAAGTCAAGCGCTCCATTAGAGCGGGTTAAATCCATTGCGTAATTAGAACCTGAGAGATCTTCCGCTTCTTTGCGAATATTCTCACAAGCCCCTGCGATATTATGATCGAAGGCCGATGCTGGCATAATAATTTAGAAATTAGACTGTAGCGTTTTGCGCTGCCAACTTTCGCCTCTCAGAAAGTGTTGCCTTCCCTGGGTCGATAGTGTCTGTCGCCTGGTGCGTACGGGTACGCGTTTGCTGCTGTTGTTGCTGAGATCCATCACCTTCCTTGTTATTTTTTTTGAGGAATGGTTTTAATGGCTCAGCGAGCAGGCTGTCTATTGTAACTGGATCGTTACCGTTAAATTTTTGTTTTGGCGCACCGTTAACAATTTCTTGTACCAGGATTTGCCCTTTGTCATCCAACGCCAAAGTATTTTTTCCTTTGACGTCTGATAGTATACCTTTTAGAATAGCCTCTTTGATTCCGGTGAATTCGTCTGCGAAGGTGTATTTCAATAACTCCTTATCGAGAGTCCAATCTACTTTCATACCTCTTTCCTTTTCGTCAAACTCTTTCTGCACACTCTTTACTTTGTTTTCTGATTCGGTGTTAATGATTTTGATTTTTTCAACCAGTTCCTGGTTGGTTTTTTCAAGCTCCTTAACTTTTTCGTCAGTTGTGGGATTATTTCCCTTCACCTTTTCCAGCAGCCTGGGTATTGCTGAGTGAAGCAGCTCCACTTTTTTATAAGTGTTCACTTCCTTTTCAACTTCTTCTTTATCCTTTGCATCAAGCAAGGCGATAACACCTTTCAATTTTTCATCAACACCGTTTAAGCTTTCAGCTTTGATCCTTTTGGTGATCTCGAAATCTGCAGTAGCCCTTTCCCTGGTCAGGAAATTCTCTTCAAACAGATTAACCCAAACGTCCGGAAGTTCGATATCAGGGAATGTTTCAAGGACTTTATTAAAGTCTTCATTGTTGATCTTGCCCTGTTTATTTATTTTTTCTAAGAATGCTTTACCTTTCATGCAGTGTGTTCTTGAAGTTCAACTTTTCTTTTAGGCCCCCTTTTTTGAGGTGCCGGCGTATGAGTACCGGTTACGGTTTCCGGATGAACATCAGGGTTATCCTGCATTTTTGTTTCGGTGACGACTGGCCCAGAATTAACCACAGGTGCGGCATTTTTTATTTTTGCTATCGCCTGGTGCTGGGCTTCTAAGTTTGGGTTTGCATTGCCGTTTTGATCGACTACCTGCTTACCACTCTCATCGCACTGATACAGTAATTCAAATTGTTCTTGTGTGTAACGGTAGGCTTTGTACGTAATAATTGTTTCAATGCCTGATACACCTTCGATTTGTTGCCCGTGGTCATCCTTTGAGATGTTTCGGACCTTCACTAAGATTTGCTTCAAAAATATTCCCCCAGGAATGGGGCGGTGGAAGTTTTAATTGTATTGGCCTTTTAAGCCCGGTTCGTTATCTAAGGATAACAAGCACTAAAGTATACCCTTTTGGGATAATTTCCAATTATGGGATTAAATATTTTGTAAACCCCTTTTAAATGGCTAATTTGCATGTGCGTTGCTGATCCAATACATGCAGCGAAGTCCTTGACCCCTGATCCGTTTGGCTAGTGAATCAGGGGTTTTTTACTCTATATTAATACGCTGTTCTACCGGCACCATAAATTCACTGACCGGGATCATAGAATGGGAGCAATTATGACCTCCGCAATAAATAAAGATCGAGCTTTCTGTGGTGTCCTTGTTTCGTCCCTTCCAATCAAGTTTAGCCCACTCTATTATTTCTGATTCATGGAAAAACCTCCCGCTGCGCTCGATGCAAAAATCCCGGCTCTTATCCATTAGTCCTCCGGCGTATAGGAAATAAACAAGTTTTAAATCTGCCGTCACAGCCTGTTGATATGCACGCGAATAATTAAATAACGTATCTTTTAAGAGTCCGCGTGAATAGCTTATCAATCTTCCGTCCAGTTCATTGTCTCCTAAAATGAAGTTTCTTAGTTGCTGAAGGAACCCATCGAAACTGCCACCTGTATTAATATTCAGATTCAAAATATCTTTAAGCGGGGTTTTAACGGCAAAAGAAAGTCCATCACGCAAAAGAAAAGATTCAATCTTCTCAATGGTTTGACTCTGCAGCACCTTAAAATAATTCCGTGATGGATTGAACTTGTCGGAAATAGTGCTGAAGTATTCTGAGTTTAACACATCGATCTGCGGAAGCACCGCGATTGTTTCAGAGACTATCCTTGTGAAATCCTCACCAGGGAGTAGTATATTAATTAATTCCTCAGCCTCGTACAGGATTTTTCTGTTTGCCGCATTCTGTAAAATATATCCATCTGAATCTAATTCCAGATTTTTAACACTTCTGATCAGCTGGTTATAGACGGAGTTTTGAACACGACCAACACCAATAGTAAATTCCTCCACCGTTTCAATGATAAGATTTTCAGTATTCACCGCTAATCGCTGCGCTGTCATTTGTATACCTTACGCAATCGCACCATGCGCTGCGGCTTTCTTTTCGTTTTTGACATACTCTAAAATAGTTGGATCAATCTTAGGCTTATTCTCTGTAATCATTTCCTGGCCATATTCCTCAAGCTTCAGTTTTTGTTCACTGCGTTTTTTCTCAAAGAATTTTGGATCCTCTTCAATGGCCCGTTCCAAAAATCTCTTAATGTTATTATGAATAACCGCGTCTACCTGCCGAATGAATAGTTTTGATACATTCAGGCTTATCATGGTCGCATCCATACCAGGCAGCGGGTCAAGGTCAAGCAATAAATTTGTAAACTTCTTCAAGTCTGGATTTGTAGTCAGATCCCTGGTTCCTATTTCGATCTGTTTTATCTGCAGAAAGTTTGCGTCCAGCCCGGAGTCTTTTGCCACCTTATAATTAGCGACAAGTTCTGCCGTGGATGCAATATCAAACTGAGTTGGTTTGTTGATCTCAGGTAAATTGCTTTCAGGATCTTTCCCTACGGACTTATCGCTCACCCCAAACATATACAGGTTGAAAAAGTAAAAAATATTCTGCAAGTGAACGTCGAAGATCACTGACCCGATATTATACAGCGTATCGAACTGAGCTGAGCGATCAACCACTTTGGCAACCCCTGATTGATTTTCCCCCACCTTATCCTCCACATCCATATTGATAGCCCACATTCCCATCTGCCGCATTTTGTGCGCCCGTTCCTCCAGCATTTTTGTGGCATCTACAGGGATGTTGACATAAGAAACCGCCTCAGCAGGAGAGAACCCGTCACCGCCTTCGAGTTTTTTCTTTGACACTTTGAATACTCCGTAAGGCCCGGCCGGTTTGTATCCTGACCCTTCACAATGCGGGCAAGCCATGGTGCTGCCAGTGTCAAGTTTGATAATACCCCTGGCACATTTGAATCTACCTTCCCATAAGTAATTACATTCCTCGGAAAGCTCTACACGCAATGGGTGCATGTGATTAATATACGCCCCGAGCACATCGGACTCATGAATAATAGAATAGTTCCAGTAAGGCACCGCTGAGTCAAAGAATGACTTATACATAATTTCCCCGGTGTCTTTAGACTCACTTTTTCCCTGAAGTTTCCACGCAGGGATTTCAGTGAAACCGTGAGGGTAATTTTTTAGGTCCTCAACTATTAATTTGTCGTTCGGGGTGACGTAAGCCCGGAATTCGATATAATTAGCGTTGTCATAATATTCGAAATAGAACCATGTTATCCTTTTCTGGCCTACTTTAATTTCTTCCGTTTTAAGGTGGATAAGAAAATGATCATAGTCGTAATTCCACACAGCCGACGAACCGTAAACAACTAAGCTGGGCACAATTTCTTCCGAGGTTTTTTCCGGAATATTCTCAAGCTTGATAGCTACTACACCATTGGGATCTGCGAGCATTTTTCTTAGCAGAACATCTTTTGTATAGTTTACTACCGAATTATATTCAGGGTAATAATCCAAAGTGTATTCCTTTAATTTTTTTTGACTCTCACTTTGTTTCTCCCATCTGATGGAATAAAGGTTCGGATTGAAGATCTTCGAAACGATATTAATAGCCTTATCTGCCGCCGACTTAGTAGTAGGTTGGTAGTTCTTTAACCGGTAAGCGGTCACTTCCGGATCCTCCCTGGGGCGGGCGCTGCTGAGTAACGCTTCAGGTTTAGTCCCGTAAAGATGCCAGCTCATTTCCTCTGCATGGGCACAGGAATCTTCATAGCATGGATGACGGTAGCCAGCCTCATCCTTTGGGGCTTTGATAATTTTAATTAATATTTCGTCAAATTCTTCGGTTCCGTAAATCATAAGAATGAAGGAAAAAAAAGGGCAAATGAATGCCCCTTAGTTTGAAAAGATGGAATCAAGAGCGCTCGCATCAACAACGAGCGGATTGCTCATGTCGTCAGACCATTTAAGGTTTATACCCCACCTGGCTGTGGTTTTAATTCCCTGATCCACTATTAACTTCATGTAAGCAGAAACATCCTCGATATAAAGTCCCAACTCACCGTTGGTAACAAGGAATGCATTCCATTTCGCTGTCTGATTTACAATCGCTGAGAAATTGCGATTGCCATAAATTCCTCTCACTTCCAGATTAGCCTCATGGTCTGCGCCGGTACGTATGGTAGGCACTTTTCCATAACCTTCTTCTTCGACTGGAGTTCCACCGGAGTAAGAGCCCCGTGTATCGGTAATAACCCAAACTTTTTGGGGTGAGGCCGCTAATTTCTGCTGCCACCAACTCAATGTATATAGGTCTGTTTCTGTTGGTGCTTGATCGCGCTGGATGAGCGCAAAAGCTGTGAGTCCACCTAATTCAACGCCGCATTCCCGTTGTACGAAATCCGGCAAATCCTGGGCACAAAAAACACTTGTAGGCACTGCATAAAAAATTGATTTTGTTGTATTTCCGCTTAACGCGAACTTTTGTTATTTGCTATTATAAAACGTTTCTTACCAAATAATCCTTCTCCGTCAGCCAGCAAGTTGCTTTTCGGAAAGGATGTCGCTCATTGCCGGCTTGAATTTCATAAGCTTCAGATTTAATCCACTCCTCACCGTCAATGGTTACTGTCTGGAATGACAATGCCAGCTTTGTTTTTTTATGCATGTAAAAAGGCATTGGTTTTACTTTTAAAAACTTCTGCGATTTCACTTGTGCATTGAGTTGTATTGAACTATTATCACTCAATTCTATTTCTTCGATTTCCTCCGGGAATCGTTCCTCAAAAAATATCGCCGGTATCCGAAGATTAAATTCAGGATCAGGGGTGCCCACTGAGGAGTTCAAAGAAGCGAAAACCCTGTTGTTGTGGTAATTAATTAAAACAGTTTCGTCATGATCTGGCTTAATGTCAATACAATCAGACTTTGCTCCGGTACCTCCTTTCACAGCGCTCACATATGACTTTAGGAAAATATTTGACTCACCATTTGTCGAATATGTCACCTTAATATTTGTGAACTTTGGAATCGCAACGATGGTGTTTATCGGGTAGGATTGTGAGGCACTAAAAACGATATCCTCATCGTACAAGGTTGATACAAGCGTACCTCCATCATAGGCTTGTATCAATAAATTCGCTGTCTGTGAAGTGAAGGTAAAAAGAACGATATCCAGCACCAGGTTATAAAGCATGGTGGTTTCAGCCCCTGAAACATACATAACAAGTTGTTTGGTTGACTGGTTATTCAGCCCTAACGCTGTTGTGGCACATCCACCCTCTGATGAATCCCATAACCATGAGACTCCAGATCCCTCATTTACCCAACCGTCGAGATTGCTGGCAAATAAACTATTGATCACTGAGGCCCCGCCGCCATTGCTAACAATAAATATTTGAACTTCGTCCTCTGTTATTCCTTGAGCAGACGGAGTAAAGGAATGCGTGAATGTATTATTAGATCCACTTACCGAAGATGTGTATAGAATATTGTTATCGGAATCAAGGACGTAAAGTGTAAAAGCGTTCCCGGATGCGTCGGTAAACTGGATCGTGATCTCGTCGTCATAATTAAAAGGCGCGCAAAAACATCGCGCAAAAACTCCATCTACTTCCTTTTCATTGAAAGTATCGCAGTTTATATTCCAGAACTGAACAGGATTAGCGTCAGAAAAAAGCAACCGCTAAAAACGTGGAAGGTATTGTATTTCCAGAACGACCGGACGATAAGGTAAATATAATAGTAATTATTGACATTTATAAACTTGTGAAATAGTCGTTCCAGGCGGTATATAAAGATGACTCTGAAATGTTAGCCCCCATTCCAAATACACCAACCTGATAACTAGAGTGTGACGCTGCCCCTGCGTCTCCACGCCCAGCTAAAACAGCGACATCATTTGTGGTTAATCCATTGGAGACTATAGCCGCAGTGGCTATCTGAACTGCATTCTTATAACCTGTAATTTGGCCACCATTTCGGTGCGCTGAGTAAAACCCTTTTGAATTACTATTCGCGCCAGATACACCAAAGCCATTTACATAGGCCCCATAAGTATTTGTGGGAGCATACGGTATTATCGCCGTAAGACCGAAAGCACTAGGTGTATTATTCAATGCGCCATATGCATACTTCTGTGATTCCGCAATGGAATTATTAACGTACACAAACCCGCATGCATCATTTTGAGTATAATTAACTCCATCAGGATCCGGTGCCCATCCGGTATCCAGGTAAGCGGACGATCCATTGCCTGTGAATCCCTGATTAGCCGTAAATGTCGGGCTACTAACTTTTGAAGCCTGGAAACTTGCCGGTGCTTTCCAATTAAGCGTTGCAAAATCTGAATCACCGTCTGTGGCGAAGACATAGAGGATATCCAGATCATCCCATATCCCCAAATTTTTTAAGGCTATAACAAAATTATTTTGCTTTACCTTCTGCTCTTCTGATGGAAGGCTATAACCCAGTGTTGTGGCCCTATCGAGAATATCCTGGTATGATTCATCATATTCGATAGGTGCTGCACTATTAATAACCGGCGATGAGCACATCACAGACGCGGGCTGTAGTGATAGAGGAACCGTTAAATCAATTTGTTCCCCTGCCCAGCCTACTATCTTAACCTTGCTTCTGCAAAGTGTGTATTCCAGTTTATCAATTAAAAGTTTTTTGTGGTTTGAGGTGGTCTGGCTAAAAGAGATAGCATATTTTCTATTGGTCCTGATGGATAAATAGTTCTCCCAATTTAGTTTTGTATTTAAGGTAAATAGATCTGGAAGATGAATAAACCCTATCCCTGGACCGTAAACTGATAAACTTATATCGCTATCCTCGGCAAGGTTATCACAAATAATCCCTAAACAGCTTTGCCCGGTCGCGCAATTATAATCACTCTCCATATCATAGTTACCCTCCCCTGAAACGAACCTGTAGGATGAGGTGAGGTATTTCTGAAGACAGCCATTGAAGTAATTCGCCCAGCGGAGAAAATTTCTTAAAGGTGTAAGGATAAGATTATACCTTTGATCGGAGTTATTCAGGTTAGATATTGAATTAAAGTTCTCGCTAAATTCAGGACGGTACCTATCCGGGCTCAGGTCATCACTATACAGATGGATGATGAAATTATTATTATCGAATTTGTAATCTTTAGTTTTTTCCTGTCGCTGCCTTATAGTTGTTTCTATCGCTATTGATGCGGCAATGCCTTCGCAATGCGCCGAAAATTCTACGCCTGTCTTGGCAATAGCGGTGGCCCTTACCTGTTTGGCATGAGGGTCATCCATCCCTGAAACATCCTCACTTTCCCATTGGCTATAACCGATATTTATTTTTTTGAATATCCGGTTGTTGTCATATTCCCTGGTGGGCTGCGTGTTACTGATGCTTACTGAGATATTATCCTTATCATAAAAATCGGACTTTTTTTCAAGCTCTATAATATCAACCCCTGAGATTTGATTGTACCCGAGTCCTAGATTAAAAATAGGATCGGCGATTTTCCACGCTTGATTAAAGGAGATAAAGAAAGGTTTTTCAGTAAGTGTATACCCACGAAGCTGTAGACCTTTTAAAATAACAAAAGCAGAGTAGCAACCATTTGCATCGTACTGCCGTAAATTTGTATCCGTGCGCCCTAAAACGGTGCTGTAAAAAGCATTGCGCCCCACGATCCTTTCAATTATCCCCGCAAAAACATCATGGAGGAAATAGCCCTGCGCCTCAGTGCTTTCATAGGTAGTATCTGCAATAATGGAGATATTATTATACACCTCAATTCCATTAACAGAATCGAATTTCTGATACATTATATAAAACTCATCGGTATTACTGCGCTCACCGTAAATTCTTATTTCCGCTCCAGGGTCATGTATAGACAGCGTTGTAGAGAATGTGTACCTGGTTCTAAGAGCACCAATACCAACAGGAACATTGGTTTTAGTAAAAACAATTCGTGTGTCATTATTAAGCTGGAAGAAAATATTTAGGTATGTGCTCGGAGCAAATGAAGGTCCGGACCCCTCAAGGGCATCATCGGAGATATCGATGGTTATGTTTATAACGTATCTCCCTGCGTATTTAAAACTGAATAGCGGAACTGGTATCCCTGGGTTATCAATTATTGGGAGTGTGAATTTCTCTGCGATCTCAGAGAGCGATGCAATATTCCAGTCGAATTGTACATAGGTGTTGTTATCGGTTATTTCCACCCCTGGTAAGCCGGGATAGCCGGCAGTCCTGTCAAGGTGCGCTATGTAGCTTTGCCGGACCGGCTGAGATGGAAGATTAATGTCGATAGGATCTACCGGAGCAACCGGGTTACCATCAAGATCTGTAGTACTGGATAAACTCACCGGAGTGTCGCGCCGATTAATAAACTTAACCCATAGATCATCCCGAATAATAGGAACTTCGATTTTATTATCTGGTAACTCCTGGATCTCTGAAATATCCAGCAGTCCGTCAAAAACAGTTACGTAGGAAAGGCCTTCGTTAAATGATAATTCAATAAGGATCTCAATAGTAACATCAACCCCATATGCTGCCTCATGGCTTTTGATAAAGTCCAGTCCACCATCTTTATTGCCATTGCTTCCATAAAAAATAAATCCACCCTCGAAGTATTCAACCAATGAATGGAAATCTGGATGGCGCTCTAATTTCAAAACAGCATCTTTCCATCCATCGGGCTCTGAAATTACCTTAATGTCATTAGTATCCGTGGTGCTATTTATTTGGATATACCTGACAGCAAAGTATATCTCATATCCTGTTGATGGCCCTTGTTTGGTGAATCCAAAAAATAAGTAAGGCCAAACCTGAGTAGTTGTAAATGTTATGGTTTTGGTCGCAAATCCGCCAGCGGTCCAGCTTCCATCTCCGGAATAAGCGATTGAGGTAGCCAGTGACACACCATCATTTGACCCCTGAACGACGAGTCCGGACACATAAGGAGAGCTTCCGCCGCTGGAAAGATTCGTTGCGGCTATTTCTATTGTGTACGTTCCCACTGGCCATCCCCCCTGGCGTGTTTGCCCTAAATATCCAGTGTTGGCCAGGTTTGAGGATGATCCATCAGATAGCGCGGATCCGGTTACCTGATCGTACGAAAAAGCCTGATGCCCGGCGGGCGTGATCTGTTCCCAATTTGTTAGCGCATTGAAATCATAATTTGCAAACTGCAAGGTTGGATTATGGGAAAGCGTGAATCTGAATTTAGGATTTCCCATTTAAATGGATTTGCTTCTTATGCGTTTCTTGTTACCCTGGCGATCGGAATAGACTCTGAATAATTGACGTCCCTGCTCTTCGATGTTGTACTGGCCCTTTCTGATCGCCTGTAATTCGTCTACAATTCGAGAATCGTTCAATGAGGCATGAACTGTGCGCCCGCCGGTGAAATCAATATTTTTTAGTATACGGTCGTCAATTTTATTTTCTTTGATTGCTTTTAGGATGCCTAATGAATTCCTGGTTTCATCGGCTGTCATTACGGATTCACCCTTTGAGAGGTAAGCAGAAATAGAATCACTTGTTCCTGTCCCTGGCCCCTGAAGATTTAGGACGCCTTTTGCAAAACGTGGCCTTGCCCTGTCAATAGCTGAAAGTTGTGCAGCCCCTTGTGCTGTGGTGACTGCAACAGGGATGATCCACTCAGGCCATGGATATTGCGCGAAGTTTTTTGCGATACCGGCGGCAGTATCTATTAAGACGCCGTTTCTTCTGGATTGCCATTCTTTCATGGCGATATCCCTTCTAACTTTTTCAATTTCGCGGGCTTCCTTAATCGCTATTTCTTTTTTACGCCGCTCGTTATCCCCAGCGAGTAATAATTCATTATCATAATGATTTCTAATGTTCGTTATTCTATTCTGCATCTGGCTCAATTCAGCCTCTTGAAGCATGTGTAAGAAATTCGCGGTATCATCAAATCCCTGAGATAATATCCCACGCCAGTTTTCTTTGAACTCGTCCCTTAAAAGTTCCCAATCTGTTGATCGTTTTTTTTCTGGCCCAAAAAGAATATCAGCCAATTCTATCGAAGGCCCATCATCCTTAGCAAGTTCACCCTTCATGAAATCGTAAGCCTCCTGTTGGACTCTTTTGGCATCTTCTTCTGAGAATTTGAACGTAAAATCTATCTCGTCTTTTTTAGAGTCGTCTTCAATCTCTTTCTTAATTCTTTTGTATTCCCGGAATGATGCCTCATCATCGAACCCCGCCTTGAAAATCATTACCGGTATACTGCCACTTTTAAGAGTTTTTTCCAGCTCTTCTCTATATTCAAAAAGAATATTATTGCCTTCCCGAAGAACTGCGTTTCTCTCTAGATAATATTTATGCTGCTCCTTTATCCGGTCAATTTCTTCCTGTGTTTCATTATGATCCCTATGTCTTGTATTTGCCTCATCTGTTAAAAAGGCGAATCTTTCTTTTAGCTGAGCCATTTCTTTCTCATTATCAGCTATGACAATTTTATTGGAATCAATCTCCTTTTGAATTACAGTGTTTATTTTTTCCTTACTTTTTAATACCTCTTTAGTAAGATGCATTTTTTTGAAACTCTCAACCTCTTCAGCCGCTGCGCGTTTAACCTCTTGTTCCCTTATTTTTTCATTATTACCAAAGGTTACATTGAAGCCTTCCTTTAGAGCATCTACAGTACCCTCGTAGAATTTTAGTAACGCTGGAGAGGTTAACGCTTCGGATACAGCTACTTTAAGCGCATTCCATTTTATCGCTAACCGCTCGACCTCGGTGGCGGAAGTTTTGGCGAACCCACCAGTTTTTCCTAAATCCTCAGCCATTAATTTTGTAACAGCATCCATCACCTGTCCCATGTCAGCAGCCTGAAGACTGACTCCACCTAATGCCTCCTTCACACGATTCGCCGTGAAGCCTAAGTCATCAAGACGTTTGATGGAGCGATAACCAATACCTGAAACTATATAATCAACTAAGTGATTTACCTCCTGGCCTGTCTGTTGAGCTTTGACTGCCGCGAACTCAAGAAGAGTACCTAATTTTTCTAATGGGATACGAAAGTTTTGAGCTGTTAAGGCTTTTTGCATTAACTCCAAATCCGAAACCGTTCCATGAGTGGCCTTCCGGAGTTGATTCATTATAAGTGTCGCATTTGGGATTCTATTGAATGCCCTTTGCACTCCATCTATTGTTCCAGATAGTTTTGCCGCTGCCAGTGTTGCATCAAATAATTCTCTAGCCAGTCCCGCAGAGATAACAAGTTTGATTGCGCTGTAGAGTGAATTGAATTCTTTTGAAAGGCTGCCTACATCATGAGAGGCCAGCTTGGCGCCGGCGGAGTTTTCCTTATGGGCAGCGGTGGAAGCCTTGCCATATTGTTCAGAAGCTCTTCTTAGATCATCAGTTGCTTTTTGGGCTGCTTGGGATGCAGCCTGGGCCTTTTGAATTTCAGCGGTATTGACCGTGTAATTTATCCTGACGTTTACCGTTCTCTCTGCCAACGTTCATAGGAATGGAGATTTTGTATTGCCTGAAACGGCCTGTACCTGATAGATACGCTATGTAAATATAATAAGTTTCTCATGGATTTATACCATCTAATTCATCCTGCCTTTTCTTTAATTCGGAGATGTGGTATAAATAAGAGTACTGATCCATTTTTCTAAACACATCTTCCTGTAAGATATCATAACCAGAAACCACCTTTAATTGATGTTCCTTGCTTTTTATGTGTTCGGCAAAGAAGGCTTCTCTGGATCGAACATCAAGTCTTTTATCAGTTGCTCCGCTTGCTCCACCTGGTTCAAAAAGGTCTGAAAATGTGTTTCGGTGAAACCGCTGAGTCCCAATAAATCGCTCATAGGCTTGGTCAAAAAAAAAGTAATTACTTTATGCTTCCTGAAGAACTTAATTTTCTCCTCGGCATACTCTATATTTAAACTACTTAGATCCTCACTCTCATCGAAATAAATAGCGGTTGCAAGGCGCTCAATTGTTTCAGGGGAGAACGCAAGCTTACAGCGTCCACGAATAGCCCAAATCACCTGAATCACTTTGCTGATATTTATTACTCCTTTTGATCCGTCAATGTTTTTCTCGATCTCATCCATGTAGGAATTCAAGGTTTTTAAATTCATCCTTAATTCTGATTCATACAAAAAGGCCTCTGCATACTTATACCTCCCGGTCGGCATTTGATAGTCCTTAACGAATCGATAAAACTTCCTACCTGCGGCCTCAAAAGCAAATTCAATATTCGGTGCTATGTCCGGATGATGAATATTAAATACCGGATTTTTTGGTTTTGCTTTGAATAGATTTTTAATAAATTTTATCATTTCAGTTTGGGTATTTTAATTTATATCGCTCAATCATTTGCAATCCTTTTTCAATGTCATACACAGGGGTCCAGTGAATATCCATAGTCTCGAAAATCAGATATGATATCCAGTATTCGTATCCGTTAATCATATTCAGGTAGAAATTGCTGGATCAAATAATTCAACCCACAAAGGGACACACAGTATAAAATAATAATCCAGTCAGCGCCAAAGAAAATAAGTCCTAAATATATCCCATGAAACGAGGCCATGCACGGCGGGCATGTTACCATAGGCTTACTCCATTTTGGGCCTAACCACGTTTCAATCTTTACTCGAACCGGCAAAAGAAGATCATCAAATATTTTGAATACCCCCCAAACGAAGAGCGACCCAATAACAAGATGTATAATAAATTCTATCATAGATCCGGAAGGTTAAATATGTTTTCACACTCTTTTATTTCAGCACGGTAGAAATCATTATAAACCCCTGGCGCGGCCTTCTGAAGATCAGCGTAAATGGTTGACGCTTTTAGATTCTTTCTGGCTACTGAATTCTCGATTTTTAAATTGTAGTCAGATCTCAGCCAGCTAAAATGATGCATTGTAATATTTGACCACTCCACACCATCGGTAATATTAAGCCTCCTGGTAGGGTCGATGTGGGCATTGCCATCCTTATCGTAGGTAAATGGATATGTTTTATTGTTGTGCTGAAATCTTAATGTTGGCGTTATTTTGTGAATAAATGGAACTAGTGTATGGTCAGGTAAAAAGTATGTTGGCTTCTTAAAATATACTTGTGTTCTGCAAACTGTTCCAGCGGTATTATTCTTTTCGATATAATCCTTTTCGATCTGGAAATCAGATTGTTCGTAAAACTCATCAGCATCAAGCATAATAAAATGAGTAAATCCAAGTTGCCGCGCTTTATCCAAACCAAAATTTCGCTTTTCCCTTTCGCTTTGATGTGCGTTTCCAAATTGTGCGGGTTCACATTGATACATTTTAACTTTATCATCCGCAGGAGTTAGAGTAAATGGTTTATACTCTCCGTGGTTTGAGTAGTTCGACCAAATAATAATAACACCATCCACAACAGGTAGAATATTATTAACTGAGTACGGCAGCAGATCCATCCCGTCAAACCAAACACAATAAATCGCGGCTATCTTCATACCTTCAGTCGCATTGCATCCTGAATCCACTTCTTATGCCCCTCACTTGCCACATCCCAAACATTAACACTCTCATCGAGGCCGAATTTTTCCATGAAGCGTTTTAAGTATAAAACCTTCCCTTGTGTCCACGTGGCATCCGCCCTATTACTTACTTCATCCTTCTTACCTTTTGTTACGGAGTAGTGCAAGTGTGGGAATGAAATATCATTGCGCCAGATAATTCTTTTCAAGACATCGGCAACATGTGTGAATTCTGTATCCACGAACATATGCGAATAGTCCGGATGATAGATGTAGTTGAACCTGTTGTAATAAGCGCGGTCAATTACCGGCATGGTAACAATCCACTTCTGAACGCCGTCATAAGTTTTTAAAACAAAATCTTTTTTGTCTATTGTAGCTTCCAGGATTGTTCTTCCCCATCCTTCCGGGCAATCGGAATCATCAGAAACGACAATAAGGATATCACCCTTTGCTTCTTTAGCTCCGTTGTTAATAGCATCAACGGCCGAACGGTTAGCGCTGGAGATTATTTTGGTTTTAAATGGATCGTAGTGAGAATAGATATCGAAATATTGTCTTCTGTTCTGATCGTTGTCATCAATAGAAACAATTAGTTCAACATCTTCGATGCCGGCTGCTGACAGCCATTTTGTAGTGGTGACATTACTTTTGTATGGTCTGCCTCTGGAGGGGTGGATTAAGGAAATCAATCACTCATAATCGTAGAAGTTTTGTTTTGGTCATCTGACCCGTTAATAAGTTTTTTATAAATTTCAAAATCAATACTACCATCGATGTTTATATAAGACTCGCCAGTGAGTTCACAACACGCTATAAAATGAAGTACTATATTCCCTTTTATGTGACACTCACACTTACATATACATATACCTTCTAAATACTCCATTTTGTTACGTCAATAAAATTACTGAACGCCGTTGCGTCCGCGCCCTGAAATTGAAAATGCTTTATATATTTAAACAGCGGTTTTATCAGAGAGAATTTATACCCTCCATCATTACTTGGCTCCGTGTCGTGCGCAACAATCACCTGAGCGATATTGCAAAACATTGAAATATTATATTTCCTCATCTCCCCAGGTGCCTCGTCTGAGAATAAAACGCCAACTTCCCCTCTGTGATTCTCAATCATTGGTTGCCAGTTTGGCCCAACGTATTCAAGTCTATGATCTACGGTATTTAACTTTTCAAATTTCCTATACCATGCTTCATTGGATTCATAGGAGAATAACTTCCGGCTATTCTGCCTGCAATATTCATGGAGCTTCTCTGTTGATCCGTCACCCATCCCCAACTCGATAACATCACCTTTGGTAGATTCAAGAGCCTCCCATAAAAGCGGCAAATATGAATTCCAGTGTGAAAGATTATCTATAAATCGGTGCCTCATTCGTATTCTTTTTTTATATCAGGATTTGATTCCCGAATCATTTCCTTCAATTTGTTTTCGAGAATTATCCAGATCCTATTCATTAAGTCTAAATCTTCAGACCAATATTCTGAATCCTTAAAATATAGTCTACCTTCCCATACACCGCGCCAACAAAATTTATAATCGAAGTAATGACGATTTTCGTTGTCTGGTTGTCTGCAATATCCCGAGTAAATACCACTATACACCTCATCCTTATCCAATAAGCATTCGAAGGTCTGTCCGTCTAAAATTATTTTGTATATCATAATTCTATTCCTTTTGATTTCAGTATTTTAGGGATGTCCCATTTGCCGGCCACCTCCTCACCTAAGAATTGTGTCGGACAATAGTTAAGATGGTAAAAGCTTCTTAATTTTTTTTCTTTTACCTCGCTTTCAAAATTTCCCGAACTTAAAAAACTTGGAAGGCTGAATTGATTTGCCCCACAATAGGAAGCCAGGTAACTTAATACCACATCTTCATTTTCCGTTAATCTAAATGGTTTGAAGTGTTGAAACCTTATCATGTTCAAAGTAGTCTCATCCAAAGCAGCCATCTTTTTTGCAATATCCCCGCGGATGAATATTAATGCCCCGCTCATGTGTGACCATTTACCCAGCGCGGTGTTAAACTCTGGAATATGTTTGGTGCCGATGATTCCGTACTGCTTATCTAACTGGATAAATACTTCACGGCTGCCGAACACCACATCACTATCCACGGACAAAATAAAGTCGTCATCTGCTGGATTAAATTCTCTTAGCCTTTTTAATTTCAGCATACTTTGAGGCCACCCAGCGCCATTACCATAACCCCGATAGTCCAGGTTGTGATCGGTGTTGATTACAACTAATTCTTTGAGGTCATCACAGTGCCGGTAAAGAGTTTGCACCATTAAATTACTAAGGTCATTATCACGATCGCATGTGAAATTAAAAGCGTAGATCATAGAATATCTTTCCTTATAAATAAACAATCCATAAACTTATACTTGGGCCATTCACTTATATAGAGTGAGGCATGGTAATCTTTACAAAGCCTTTCCCATATTTCTGGCCAGTAAGTATTATGGAGATCAGTGTGGCAATGCTCATGTGTTTCAACTGTGATTTGTTTCGGGATAGGTTCGAAACCTTCGCCCAATACCCTGTACTCTGCACCTTCGATATCTAATTTTAATAAGTCAATATCCGTTCCGATCTCTTTGTAAATATCCTGTAGCGTGATAGCCGGAACCGTGATCTTCTGAACTGGCCTGTCTTCGGTGCTGCCAGGCTCACCGTTTATTCCTTTGATGAAGTTGCCGTACCCATTACCCCATAGATAACATTCTGTTTGCCCTGAGTAGTTGGTTAATGCGGCTTGTTTAAATATAAGCTTTGAAAAATATTTTCTTACTATTGAAACATCTTCATTATTACTGAAGTCCTCTATATCCAAAGCGTATACATTACAACGATCGAGGCAATAGTTCGTGAAGTTAAATCCACGGCATCCGGCATCAATGACCCATCGTCCATTTAAAAGCCTTTCATCGAAAGTATGCTGATCTATTGTTTTCATCCACCTGATTTAATTACACACTCCGGACTATCGCTTTGAAATAATGGATCGTTAGTGAAGATCTTCAGACTACCTAATTCCATTGCCAATATTGCCTCATCATGCCTGTGCCATGTTCCCTCTCCAATTGGTTCAGATTTAAACATGCCGGCTTCTTCCGCCCTCTGCATTCCGTGGAATATACTTCCACCGCGGCTCGTAAAATCAAAACCATAACATGAACCAGATGGTAGGTTCTTACCTACAAGAGCTTCACGCCTCACGTTGTTATAATATTTCAGAACGGTATCACCAACCCAATTTTCCAATGGGTCGATATGACTCATAGCATAATATCCTTCTTTTTCAATCTTCTCAAATATTGGCGATACATCTTCTTTAACCGCGTACGCAGGAGAATCCAGCCAAAGGATAGAAGTATAACCTTTCTCATAAGCTGCTTTTATAGCGTGAACTTTAAAACCGTATGGGGATTCTGAATGAAGACGTGAGCCTTCAGGTAGGCAGTCGCTCCATGTCATTAGATCTATTCCATAGTCTATACTTTGAGATAATGATTCAACTAATCTCTCCTGCATCTTACCGTAGAATTCCCCGGTAGCAACATTTACTATACAACGCTTATTCATGTGTAACGAACTCAATCTGATACTTTAGCCAATAATAAAATCTGTATTTACGACCGAAACTTACGGCACTATTTCCCTCACTTGGGATCCATTTAATTTTATAACTGGCATGCCAGTGTATACGAACGACTACGTCAGGGATGTGTATTCTCATATCGATAGTTTTTTAAATTCCTTAGTATATTCCAAGAACCACTTCCAATCTTCTTTCGGCCAAACATGATGCAATAGATCCATAAGTTTTTGGATTTTTTCATTACTATGGTGCGTCTGTTGCATTAAGTGAGCATCGATAAGTTCCGGTTGATCAAGTACCCATCCATTTGAACCCCTGTCAATACGACCTCTTGCGTAACCATGTGATCCTTGTCCGCGATTGATAAAGGTTATCTTCTCTTTACCATATTCGTTTAACCTCGCTGTGATCAAGTCCTGGTCCGAAAACCAATATTTATAGAAGTCAAGATCCTTTGCTTGTGGGAGAGTATCGAGATCACGCTTGATGTGTTCGTCATAATCAAAGTTCACCAAATTCATAACCTCCGCCCATTTGTAGCCATCCATTGCTATGTAACAAATTGGATAATGACCATAGCCAGTAAGATCATGCCCATAAACAGTAACGTCCTCTTGCTTTGGTTTCCAGTAATCTGAAAGCGGGATCATATCAATATCTCCTGTCATTACCATATCATGTGTATCGATAACACAGCCGGCGTAAAGCCTGGATATCTGTGTTATCGTGTCGGACCGGTAACCGTCCTGCTGTGAAAGTTGATAACCATTGTTCTTATCGATGTTGGCATTTTTAAAAACCATCATTGCAATTGGATCAGTCATATCGCCTCTAAAAAACAGTAAAGGCTCCCATCCTAAACGTCTCCACGCCCAGCATACTAAAGGTGTGAAGTATAAGTAATCCACATTGTCATTAACCGATAATACGATATACTTTTTCATTTCAGGGTGTCATTTATTTCTCTTTCCATTGCTTCAATCTCATTCAATTTATCCCGGTATGGCCTGGTGAACGATTCCAGTTCAATTATTTCCTCCGGCGCGAAGTTCATTGCAGAGAGTGAAAACTTTGCGTTCCTTATCATTGCCAGGAATAGCGCTTCAGCTGTTTCAACTTTCTTTGAGATCTTCATTTTATGATCATTAATGTTTGCCAATCGTAATGGTCAGGCTCTTTATGTATAGTATAATTTTTACCTTTAATTAATTCTTCCGTTTTAGGCCAGTGCATTTCTACGGATGCCTGCTTATAATTATCAACGATCATCAGCCCGCCTTTCTTCAAATGATCCCATCCTCTGATTACGCACTCATCGCGCCACACGCCATCAACACAGATTATATTGAACTCTCCAGCACGGTCGATTGTGCTGACATACTCATTGTAAAAAGCCTGGAAATCGCAGTTTATTTTCGTTGCCCATTCCATGTTATTATCAACACTCCAGACCTGTGCCCCTTTCTCGCGAAACCATAACGTAGAATCACCGGCCCCGAATTCAAATATCCGCTTCCGATTCAGTACCATTCTATCCAGAACCGTTAACGCCGGTTTTGTGTACCATGGATATGGCATCTGTAGTGCCTCGTCAAAGTATCGCCATTCTCCTTCAATGCGCTTCATAAAATCGTACGCTTCCAAATTTTTACAGCCTCTTGATATTCTATATCAATTATAAAGTGTGATCCGTTTACGTAGACCGTCGCCTTTCCATGCCCCAGGAAGTCATTCGGGCCGGCCTCTTTGATTGTAGCCACCACATCAAAGTCAATAGCGATAGGCATCCAGCAATCACCGTCAGGTAAACCGAGTTCTCGATTCTTATCACTCTCCGAGCACCAGACATTACATTCGATTATTTTCATCTTAAATCCTCCCGTGTTTGCCAGTAAAATATCTGTTCAAATCCTTTCATAGTCTCCAGTTCCTTATAATCTTCTTTGAATGGATCATCCCAATAAAGAAATTTCATAGTAGGGGTTTCATAAAAACCAGCAGCACCGGCATGTCCGGCAAGCAGATTTGTTTCTTTGAATTTAGGATCAACTCCGATTTCCAGGCTTTCATCGATGCGGTAATGCCTTCCGTTTTCCTCCTTCTTATTATGGGACATTCCCTTTATGAAATGTTCGGTGCAATGATCTGCCAGCGATGGATAAATTACTTGATTCAAAAATGTCTGATCAGATCCTTTTATACTGTAATTAATTGCCGCCCTTTCAATAAGCTTATCAAAGCATGATTCTGGATTAGTCCTTAGTCCAAGCAGGTCTTTAGCATATCCAGGTCTGAAGCCTACAAGTCCACCCATCATTGGGATAGTGTGTGAAACTGAATCGGTAATACAATGCAATGCTTTATCTTCGGTCACCCACTCCTGAACCATTTGAGCCTCACGGTAAGTAGGGATAGAGTCCAGGTCCCGGCAGATTACATGAGAGTAGCGCCAGTCGGGATGATCGTAATCAAAGACTGTTTTAAATCTCCACAGCATTGCCTTACAAAGCTGGGTGTCGTTATCTTGAATATTAAAGCGGATAAATCCTTTTGCTTGGTGCCATTCGAAGATAGGACGGTAAGGAGAATCGAAGGTGGAACCGTCAATATTAACAACCATCTGCCAGTCAGGGAAAAGAATCCTATTGAAGCGCAGACAAATATGCATCCCGCGTAAATATGAATTGAAGTCAAAGCAATTTGCCTGACGTTCTTTGTTATAACCAAAAAGTGAATAGCTGATTGCTCTCATATTTCTATTGATAGATCTGTCTCTGTGTTTATACACTTCTGAATATTATCCTTCAGTTGGTAGATGAATTTATATAAACTTTTAAGGTCCTCGTTATTATGATGGTCCCTAAAAGGTGTTCTGAATACGCAGGGCGCACCATGATTGTTTAAATACCAGGATTCATAGAAATACCTAGACTGCCCTCCGATCACTTTTTGGACATACATTTTCATTTCCAAAACTGATACCAGCGTTTATGGTGTATGCTTTCTGATTGGATGCTGATTGTAATGGATGTTTCATTCAGCTGATCAATAGCTTTCTTTAAATCATTAACTGCAAATGTGACTGCCTTTATTGCTTTACACGTTTGAGAGGCGTCGGTTGTAACATCCATTTTTACGTCTGTTTTCATTTTCTTCTGTAATCGTAATAGTAAATAACCTGATCAATATAATGCTCACTTTTTAAGACGCCGGCTTTGAACATCTGAGTAGCGTAATCGGTATCTTCACCGTGGTTCGTTTCTGGAAATGGGAATCTATTAGCATGCTCTTTTTTAACAACGTTCAGATGGTTTGGATAACGTTCATATCTTATATCACCTTCCATAGAATCCGTTACAGTCTTATAAATTTTATATTTAATCGAGTGCTCGAATAGCAACGGGTTTTCTCCATCCTCAGTAATGATCCCTTTCAGGCTGCAGCAGTCCACATCTTTTTTAATCCCTTCCAAAAGCAGTTCGATATAATTGTCGCTTACCCTGTCGTCATCATCGATGAAACATAAATACTTTCCGTTAGCTCTGGCGACAAGCTCATTCCGTTTCCTTCCGATTTTCTTATAGCGTGAATCATCAATGAAACTGTTAACGGAAGCTTTGTACTTCTCCAACTGCGGATCCAATATTCCGGATAACCGCTTCATGAAGTCGTACCGCTCAGGGATGTGACATATAAGGATAGAGAGGAGGATCATGCAGCTTTCCGGTTAAATAAGTACGCAAAGAACTGAATGATCTTACGCATCAACGTTAACTGCTTTTTATTCTCAATGCGGTTGCTTTGGAATTTTGCTTTTTCATCCTTAACTGGTATCTGCTTGAATGGATGATTCAGTCTGAATCTACGTTGAAACCTATTGCCAATTATTGTTACCTGGTTTCCATCCTTTGTCATTTCACTGACTGGCGATCCATGCTTCTTTCCAAATACCTGGCGTAACGCGGAATTAGACCAGCGGCCCTTTGGAATAGATTTCATTTCCTTCTCTGTTATCATTGGCTATATGTTTTTACTTACTTGTTTTCTCAGTTCTTCTAATTCTGAATTTTCCTTCTGCTTAAATAGATTCAACCTTTTGAATTTTCTGCTCTTCGTTTTTTCAATGGAACTGAGGTGGTAAGCATGGCACCACTCACAGCGGTAAATTGTTTTTAAGCTTTCGCGGACGGTGCCAAGTTGGTTTATTTTCTTCCTGGCTTTTTTTGCCTCAGCTCTTGTGAAGTATGATTGTTTATCACATCCCATTTTTACATTTATAGTTTCTCCATTAATGTTTTATAAAAATCAAACTGTTCACTATCTGTATTTGCTTTCAGCCATTCTAAACTTTGGTCTGAATATTTTCCCTGGTGAGTGTGTCCCTTGCCAGCGCATAGCCCTAAGTTGTGTTTCATGCCTATCGCTTTGGTTTTAATAAATTGCGTGGGCTGCTGTTCGGCATATTGCCAAAGGCTGACGTCAAGGAATCTATTTCTCGGAGCATACCAATTAAATCCTTTTAATGCTGAAATGTTAAAGCCAGTAGTAAACAGGCTTGACCTGCGAGCGTGTTGGAAGATATTATAAGATCTATTCCGTAGGTTGTAATAGGTTGTTTCTTCGCTACCATAAAATAAATAGTTGCCGATATCAAAGCTTTCAAAGAAGTCCGCGGGATAACAGTCGTCATCCTCGATAATGAAAGCGTATTCAAAGCCTTCTGCCTTTGCCAGGTGAACACCGTTCTTCACTCTCTCCACAATGTCAATGCTTTCATTTGCCGCAGGGTAGTCTATGAAGTAAGACTTATCTGGTTTTACACTCATTCTGGAAAGCTGATGTTTGCAGAACTCAAGTAATTGAGGGCGATCAGAGCGAGTGGGTGTTATAGTGCAAAATGGAGTCATGAATAAACTGATAAATGCCTTTCAAACACTCCGCCCTCAGATCCCACAAATACATTCACACCCCTTTCTTTCAGCGCTTCAAATAATTGCAGATACCTTTCCACCTCATTTTTTGTATCTGTATTTCCTGTGTTATAGATGTGATGAGAAATGAAATCAACTCCCCAAAGAATTATTTCTTTCGCTCCAAGATTGTAAGCCAGTGATATTGCAATGAAGGGTGAAGTGTCAGAATTGTAAACCTGTTTTGGATTAAGTGTGCCGTACCAGGTAACGAGATTTATTTGTTTCCATTTTGGAAACCACTCAGCCCAGTTTGCTTTGTGTGAGAAAAAATCTTTAGGCTTTGAGTTTATTATTATCTCAATCCGATTAGGTGTGAATTGTTGGGGGCGGTTACAGACTAAAAGTGCGTCTGTTGGCTGACCAAATTTCCAGGCATCATTAACGCCGATGGAGTAATCATGTTGTTTCCAGTTCTGGGACGTGGCCCCAGTTCCTACGATGTCAACCGTCATTCAGGTAGGGATCGTAAACCGTAATCCCATTACAATACTAAATCCCAATAATGGAAAATACAAACCATTATGGGAATTTATTATTCTTCTGCTTGTTGGTATTGATCTGGATCAGTAATAAAATCAGGGTAAAAGGCATGGATCATATACCGGAGTGTATCGAAGTGGTGTAGTCCTTCAGCCTGGGTTTTCACTAGTTCGCCGGAGGCGTCCACATACGCTGAAATTGCGTCCTTGATTGTTTTTTTGCAGTCTTTTGTGATATAGAACTTTGCATTCTGCAGCACTGAGTTACACAGCACCCTGCTATCAGAATGGGCTAAATTGGCTGTCGGATTTCTTAACTGATCATCGGATAACCTTAATTTATCCTGGATTATCCGGTAATGATTCAGGTTCCCTTTTACCATTGCAGATCTGTTTCTCCCTGTTGCGTCTCCGGTGACTTCAATATCCCTATAGAGCCAGTGAACATAATCGGTAATTATAAGATCGCAAACCTCCGGGGTGGATCCTTCTGGAAGATTGATCTCAGCAAAAGCATAAGAGGTGAAGATATCTACTTGTTGGCCGATCAAGGCGGTCATTGGGTCTTTGTTGAAGTCAAAGCTTACCAGGATAGGTAGGTGAGGGTTGGGTTTGTAAAAATCAATAACATGCTTCTTTTCATCGAACTTGTACAGGAAGGGCCTGTCGTTGGCATCGACATATTCAGCCATGTATTCCTGGCGGAAGTTGATATCATCGAGCTGTAATTTTGCCTCCTCGATTTCACTATGCTCCATGTATGGATTATCATATGTGGTGAAATGGAAGAAGGCCCAGTTTAAAAACTTCTTATGTTTTTCCTCTAGAAGGTAGAACCCATTCCCCGGGTGCTCCGCAGTTCCTCCTGCATTTTTCCCTTTTGGCCTGGACATTATGAAGGCGTCCCCTTTGTAGTCGGTGAGCGTTGGGCGGATGGTGTTTTCCCAAGCTGTGTATAGCTTTTGGGCTTTCGCCGACTCATCTACAATCGCCCGGTGATATTTCCGACCCTGGCCAGAGTCAGGATTCTCCATCGACCAGAAATCAATTAATCCCCCTCCGAGTAACCGGATTTGTTTGAGTTGTTCGTCCTTCTTATCGATTATGTCAATATATTCATAGACCTCATGAGGAACCGGTTTGTACAAAAGCTTAACTTCTGTCCATACCTCCGCCAGGTCCTTGTATGCCGGGAACCATACGCCTACTCTTTTCCCCTCAAGGGCAATTGATGTTAATTCCTGAATAAGTGTTGTTTTCCCGAAACGCCTGCCGCATCGGAGGTGGTTGAACCTTTTAGCCTGCTGCATTATTACCTTTTGCGCAGGGTGGAGTTTGGGTAAATAGAAATCAATCTCTACGCTTGACATTGACTGTTATCTCTGTCGGGGTGTCGATTTCGAGCTTCTTAGGCATGAAGTATGGAAAGAATTTAGATAGGACTTCCAGGTATTTCGCGGGATCTTTAGCCCGGATCGTGTCAAGGGAGCGCTTAATGTGCTCAACCTCACCATCCATAATTCCCAGGAATAGCGCCTTGGCGGCTTTTGTAGTTTTGTTTTCCGCTCCTTTTGGTTTACCTGAATTTCCGGGTTTGAATTGTGTCTTTTCCTTCCCCATAGTCGTATTACATCCGTATTATTCGGTGTCAAGTACAAATTTAGGAATAATTCCCAATTTAGGAAATAGAAGAGAATGAGTAAAAACGGGTTTCTGAAGAACGGTGTGAATTCCAAACTCACATCGTGTAAACACCTTTTAACAATCTGGCTTGGATTCCAAACCTAAGCCACTCATTCTCTTCTTCAATATTTTACACAAAGCCCTGCGGTTACTAGTCGGCAGGCCAAACAGGGGTACGTCACAGCGAAGCGACCAATAAAAACTATTCTTCAGAGCGATTAAACGAATCGAAATCCTCTTTGGTTTTGAACTCGAAAAGAGAAAGGATGGTGATAGATTCTATCTTGGGGAGGTCCTTGTCTCCCGGGGCCTCTTCCTGAAGGGTTTTAAAAATTCCTTGTTCGTTAGGGAATTCTTCAAGCTGTATAGTGAGTGAGCCAAAGCCTAAGTTATGGGAATAGGAAATAAAAAAGTATCTCATTTTTGATCTTCAGGTAAGAAATGGAAGGTTATTACAACTCCTAAAATCATCGATACAAATAACAATCTGCTTTCCTTCTGTGTCGCTACTCTTTTCTTCGGCTCTTTAAATGTTCTTTTCGGAATTGAGTGATGAGCACAGGAGCAGAGGGTAATAATTGTTATGAAAATAAGGAGTTTCAACTATTCCATAAAACATTGCGGTTTTAATTCCGATATTTATCTATTTTCAATATCGCCAATAATGCGAGGGTGCCTCCGGCCCAGCCATATAAAAACTCACTGAAGAAGCCCATGTATTGAAAGGCAAACCGAAACACAAGAGCTATTACCATGGCTGTCAAAAATATTATTAAAAGCTTCATGTGTTTCGAGTCATGGTAGGCATCATTTTAATTCCTATGAACTTTCTATGAACCTTACAAAAAAATAAAGCAGTCGGATTGCGTCCTAACTGCTTGACTGTTAACTCGTGGGCCCTCCCGGGCACGATCCGGGGACCTATTGATTATGAGTCATATTTTAATTCCTGTAAGGCGCATTCAAATATGATCATTTCACTTATATTTCGCAACTAATCGACTGTAAATCAATAAGTTATTCACATATCATTCAAACGTCATTCAATTAGTATTCACACTAAATTCGGTGAAACTATGAACTTACTATTCACATTATGACCATTTCAAAAGTACTCGACAAGAAGAGAATAACAACAACCGGCGATAACAAAGGCCGGTACCATGTTAAGATTCGAACAACCTACAGGGATCCTGAGAATGCAAAACGATTCATCCAGAAATATTATAAGACTAGCATTTTTGCAACTGTTGATGAGTTCAAAAAGATAATGGGTAATCCAGGTAAGGATAAAGACCTTCAGGAAAAGCAAACCAATCTATCCGATATATACGAGCGGGCGAAAGAAATCCTGAAGGAAGACCCTTTCATCGATCCGGAAAACTTTGGGCTACAGTTAACCCAGGTGGGCCGGTATAAGAACCCTTTAAACTTGATGGCCGGATACGCATCAGATTTGCGGGCGCGGGACAAGGAAGGCACAGCATCGGTTTATGATGCCGCTTGCAACAGCATGAAAGTATTTGCAGGCGATCATCTTTCCTTTGGGTCAATCACTCCTGCATGGCTCATGAAGTATGAAAAATGGATGACATCGGGTAGTGTTGAGGATGAGCGGGAACCAAGGTCGATTACTACCGTGGGGATGTATTGCATTTGCTTGCGTACAACATTTAACCTGGCTATTAAAAAGAATAAGATACCCGGTAAAATGTATCCCTTCGGGAAGGGTAAGTATGTAATCCCAACCTCGAAAGGCCGTAAGCTGGCGTTAACTGAGGATCAAAAAAATAAAGTCCTCTCCTTCCGGACGCTTAACCCTGAGCTCCAAAAAGCCGTGGATCTGTTTATATTTTCATATTTCTGTTACGGGATGAACTTCAAGGACATAGCCTTATTGAAATATCGCGACATCAAAGAAGAGTGTATCTTCTTTGAGCGGGCAAAAACCATTGATACCTCTCGAGATCGTTCGGTTATTGAGATCCCCCTGCGAACAGAAACAACAGCGATCATGCAGCGTTGGGGAAATTTCACGGACTCCATGAATCCGAATGCTTTCGTATTTCCAGTGCTTCGGGATGGGCTCACCCAAAAGCAGATTAAGTACCGGGTTCATGACTTCGTTACAGATACGAACGATCAATTAAAAATTGCTAGTGAGAAAATGGAGTTACCAAAACTAACGACCTACTGGGCCCGGCATACCTTCGCTACAATAGCATGGAAGAAGGGCGCGGACTTGATATTTATTCAAAGAGCATTAGGACATTCCGATCCGAAAACAACTCAAAGGTATTTGGATAGTTTTGATATGGAGACTAAAAAAATGGTGGCTAATTTACTGTAAAACAATTATTTTCATAACTCAACTTTTGACCCTGGTGGGTATTTTCCTGAAAGTAGCCTGGTTTTCTCTTGATCATATTCTCGTTCTGTGATCGCTCCTTTATCTAATAGCTTTTTAAGCTTTCCGATCTTGTCCCAGATTGTCGTCCTCATGCCTTTGCTCTATTATAACCTTTGGTTGCTGTGGTGGAATTTCAGATGATGTCAGGGCAACAATCAACGCAATCAACCATCCAATTACCGTCCATCCTATTAATATGTTAAGAATTATAACCAGGCTCGAGTTATTAGTATTCCATGCTATCCAACTTGGAATGAAGTAAAGGAAGCCTGCTAAGCAAACAGCCAGTATAATAAGTATAACTTCCATTTTGAGGTGGTTAATTTTTAATTAACTCCTGATTGACATATCCAAACTTTATAAGGGATTCATTCAAATACATAACGCTATCAACCGTCCATTGACGACCATTATCTGATTCTAGTTTAAAGAATGCAATACCTTTGATCACCTGCCCATTGTTACTAAATTTTGTGATGGATATCTGCTTGATACTTTTAGGCGTAACCTCTAAAGCAAAGGCACCATATTGATCCAGGTTAGAATCTAATTCGCCGTCTACAGTTAGCTCAATTTCGGTAATTGCGAATCCCCCACCGTTAGATCTTAGATCGAATTTTGCATCTATTACCGGGCCCGATCCAGAAGATTTATATATCCACGGTCCTGCGAGCGGATCCGTTATAGACTCATCACTGCATGAGATCATTATGGATAAGGTTAAAATAGCTGAAATGATGTTTTTCATAAAGGGTATTTTTAAGGTACGTAAAACAAAAGCCGGTAGCCAGCCGTTGTATTCTTTGACATAAGTTGTCCAATTTTTGCACTAAGATGCACTCACAACCACAGGTAAAATTATAGTCCCCTTCCCAATGGCAATAGGTAAGAGGTTGAATTGTGGCGTTGAAGTATTATCAAAAATTCCTATTGTTCCACTTAATATTAATGCACTACCCTTATGCGTAGATCTCACAACAATTTCCAATTAATCGATGCCCTTGTTAACTGCTCCGATCACTTAGATCCTGAGTTGGCCGCCGAATTTATCACACTTAGCATGGAAGCCTCAAAGGCTCACCTTGATGTTATTCTGTCCACACTTCCGGAGGATGAGCAGATCAGACATAAACGCCTAATACTCCAGGGATCTATAATACTGTCATTAATTCGATACGGCAGATCGTGATAAATTCAATATTGTTTCCGATTGCTGCGTTGTAACGATTCTTAACAGAGACACCTCCGCCTCCAACTCAGCTAAATACTTCGCCTTATTTACAGCCGCTTCATCACTATTTGTTGCGGCTGTACCTTTTTCGGTTTTTCCATGTGAAACAATTGTTTCAATCCCCCTGTATAAGTCAACGATATCTACATTATAAACATCCTTCCATTTGGCTATAAAATCCAGTTTAGCCTCACGCTTACCAAGCCTATAGTTATTTATTCTTTGAGTCGAAAAGCCTAATTCCAACTCCAATTCAGCATCGGATTTGCCTGATTTGCTTATCAAGTCCACTATAACCGCAATTAATCGCTCGTCTTTGCGCTCAGTCTGAGCCATAAAAAAACTTTAAAATATTTTATCAACAACTGTTGCATATGTTATCAACAACTGTTTATATTTGTTACATCAGTTAACCAATATACAAATGGCTAAGGAAAGGGCAAAAACACAAGATTTTACCCATGTAAGGGTTTCGGTGAAAAATAGAGAAAGAGCCAAGGAAGTTGCCAGGCAGAAGGCCGCCAAGCAAAAAGAAGATGTCCACTACACTTATCTGGTGGATGAAATTTTAGACAAGGGTTTAACGGTGGAGGAAAAAAAACTAGGGATATAAATGAAGCCCCTACCAAAAGAACTTGACGAAAAGATTACAGAGATCCATTCATGGATGTTCGATGGCGATCAAGATAGGGTTGCCGCTAAAGCGCGGAAAAGTCGTGAATGGGTAAGTAAGGTTCTTAACAAGAAGGCTTTCAACGCTCAGATAATAGAGGCGGCGATTGAAGTAATGAACGAGAACAAAGCCAGAATGGAAATTAAGACCATGAGAATAGCATGACCATACATTCCCACTCCTATAAAAAAATAAAACCAATGAGTACCTCAAAGATCTTTTTTCAAGCCTACTGCAAGGTGAACGGCATCGACCAGAGCAAGGCTGCAAAAATTATCGATCACTGCTCCTATAAAAAAATAATGAGCTCTTGTAAACAAGGGGTGAGTGAGTGGAGGTGTGCCTGTGGGAGAATTAAAATGTCAATGTAAAGAACCAAAATATGGAAACTACAACGGAACAATCGCATGCAAAGGTAGATGTGTCGTATGTAAGAAAGGAATGGAAGGAGCACGGCGAAGGAGATAAATGGAGAATGACCTTATCAATAAAGGTGAAACTCACATCAAATTCAAAAGACAACCAAAAATAAAACCCTGAATAAAAATGGAAACCTCAACTACCAAAATCAAATTTCAAATTAAAAATCGATGGACTGGAAATGTCCTTTTCGAGTACGAAAGTGAAACACTTAAAGAAGTTGTGGTTGCGGCTGTTGAGAGTGGTGCCAATCTGCGTGATGCCAATCTGCGTGGTGCCGATCTGAGTGATGCCAATCTGCGTGGTGCCGATCTGAGTGGTGCCGATCTGAGTGGTGCCAATCTGCGTGGTGCCGATCTGCGTGGTGCCGATCTGAGTGGTGCCAATCTGAGTGGTGCCAATCTGCGTGGTGCCAATCTGCGTGGTGCCGATCTGAGTGGTGCCAATCTGAGTGGTGCCAATCTGAGTGGTGCCAATCTGAGTGGTGCCGATCTGCGTGGTGCCGATCTGAGTGTAATCAAAAATGATTTTTTCATTGTCCTATTACACGGCTTGAAAGAGTTGTCCTACT